TACAGTAATTGTTTTCCCAATAATTACATTCTGACCAACTGCAAGACCACCTGCACAACTGATACCCCCACCTGAAGTAACAGATACCGCTGTTGTGCTACATTCAATACCCAATCCGCCAGCAAAAGAGATAGTTCCTGAACTATAACTCGTAGATGGGTTGGATCCATTGAAATTAATATTACCCGATACTGAATTAATACTAAGTGTTCCATTAATAACTGTATTCCCTTGTATAGCCATTCCACCTGCTATTTGTAAAGCTCCTCCAGTTTGATTAGAATATGAATTTGCTGTACTACTTATTATAAGAGGATTCGATATAATAGTTGTATCATCGGATATAGAACATCTAATCGTTGTTCCATTAGGTGAAAAATTAGTAGTACCCGTATTTAACACTTGCATATTCAAATTATTATTTCCAGTATACAAATTTATATTACCTAAAGTGTTTCCAGCTATTAAATGAATATTACCACCACTTATATTATTTCCATATAATAGAATATTTGCACCACTTCCATTATTACCAATTCCTAAATATCCACTACCATTTGTATTATCCGATGAAATCCATTCATTATTTGCTAAAGTTAATGCACTTATTAATGATGTTGAAGTATTATTGATTCTTACTCCCAATTTAGATCCGATTATTGTTCCATTACTATTTCCCATATTGATGAATGTAGACGATAATCCCGCATTGTTTATATACATATTTCCAATTGTACATGATGGAGTAAGATAAGTATTTTCACCTGAAACACCTATGATATTTTTAGGAACATTTGTAGAATCGGTCCACTTCAAAAATTTAGAATTATCTATGGTTAAATTATCTTTAAAGGACCAGGAACTACTCATATATTATTACTTATTATTAATAATATAAAATAAAATAACGATTTTACTTCTCTGATTAATTACCATTACCATTACCATTACCATTACCGTTATCACCACCAGTTCCACCTGTATTACCGCCTGTATTACCAGTTCCACCTGTATTACCACCTGTATTACCACTACAAATGGTATTTCCACTTGTAGGACATTCGCAAGGGGAAGGTTTAAATTTACATAATGCATAATTTTTAACAATTTTAACCTTTAATTTACTAACAGACATATTTAGAATAGGTTCTACTTGTACATTCATAGGCACTGGTAGAGGACAACAAGGGCAAATTTTAAAAGTAATATTGCTCAAGAGTACATCGGGAGTTGTTCCGGATCCCGAAGCTGTAACAGAAATATATTTATATTGTCCGAAAAAGGGGATAGGAATAGTTTGTATAACTGCACTATCATTTGATACGTATAAAGAAGTGCCTAAGGTACCTAAAGTATTTGAACCATATACAGTGAATCCTTCAGTTGGTTGAATGCTATCAACTGTGATTGTAGGTATTCCATCAATATCTCCAGTTAACAATTCGCATAAATCAAGTGTAACATAGGATTGAGTGTTAATTTCGTGAAGTGGATTATTTGCTATACCTAATCCTAATTCAGTATCTGATCTACCAAATAGATTAGTAGGAGTATCTGGTGTTCCGATTGCATATCCATATGCTGTCACGGTGATATTATCGGTTGTATATGCTTGACTAGTTCCTAAAGGGCCAATGAATTGATCAAATGAAATAATTGATGCCATTTTTTTTTATACCTGTGGTATATTTTACTCCAAGAAAAAAAAAATTATAAAATAACTTGTAAAAAAATAAAAATAAAAAAATGAAAAGTGAATGTAGTTACATTTATTTAGTGGAATCATTTCGTTAGATTACGGTTATTAAATTCTGAATATATCATAAAATGAGTGTATTTGAAAATATTAATTTGGACAATTTAAATAAATATGTTTCGGATTTGAAAGCATCTTATGAGAATGCAAATCAATTGGGGCAACATGATGTTTATATGCAATGTATGGAAAAGTGTGCAAATGTCATAAGATTTATGGATACATTGAATCCATTTCAGATCAATCGTATCAAAGATGAAATTAGGGATTCTTATTATATTTCGGCTGAATTATATGTAAGAACCGTAGGCTTAAATATGCAAAGAAAAGAATTAAGTGATCAAGAAAAGGGTGTATTATATACTGCGATTGTTCATTTACAGAAATGTTTACAGGTGGATCCCTTATGTCATAGGGTAAGGGAATTGTTTAAAGTTGTGTTTATATATTTGTCTGTTTTTAATTTTATTCCAAAGGAAAATATTAAACTATTAAGATCAGTGTTGCCAGTTGAGCCAACTTGTTATCAATTGCATTATAATTTGGGTTTTATGTATCATAGAGACAATCAATTAGATGATTCGTTGTCTCATTATAAATTGGCGTTAGGTATTTTGGAATTACATATTGAAAAGGAGAAATTAAAACATCCTCCTAATGAAAGTCTTCTTAGACAGTTGGAAGAGTTTCAGATCAAGTGTTACAATGGTATCGGAGGAATTTATTTTGCTGTTCAGGATAGAGAATTGGCTATATATTATTTCAGTAGAGCATTAGAATTAAGACCTGATGATCCTGATATTAATAATCAATTGGGTGTAGTTTATACTGAATTGCGTCTTACGGACAAGGCTATTTCTTACTATAAGCATGGTATAGAAAATGCTAAGAAGGCTCATATTTCAACTGAACAAGATATGCTTTTAGCGAGTATGTATATGAATATGGGTTTGGCATATTGTTATGAAATCAATTATACAGAGGCAATTGAATGTTACAACAAGGCGTTGAAATACAAACCTAGATTATCTCTTGCATATCAAAACAAGTTGTTGGATTTGAATTATATTTCCCATATGATTGAGAATCCTATGTATATTGCTAAACTCCATAAAAATCTAAATAAGATTTATGAATATGTTGAAAATGATTATAAAAAGTCATTGCCAAATTATGTGATTAAACAACAGATTATTGATTGTGTAAAAGCGAATCAGGATCCTTCATCTTTGGTGGATGAATTAAAGGAGCGTGGAGTCAAGTTGAATATTGGGTTTGTGAGTGGTGATTTTATTTCTCATCCAGTAAGTTACTTTTTGAATTCAATTTTGAAATTTATTAATACGGATGTGTTTAATGTTCATTGTTTTTCATTAAAGATTGTTCAATTGCATAATGTGTTTCCACATTGTAAATGGCATTTGGTTAAGAATACCAGTCCTGAAGAATTAAAAAAGAAGATTGAAGATGAAAATATTGATATATTGTTTGATATGTCAAGCCAGACGGGTGACAATAGATTAGATACATTTGTGCTTAAACCGGCACCGATCCAAATTAGTTACTGTGGTTATCCTAATACGTCTGGATTGTCTAATATGGATTATCATATTGTGGATCGTATTACTGATTCTGATGGTAAAACTCCTAGTGCAAATGGCAAAGTATTACCAAGTACTCAAAAGTATTATACCGAAAAATTATTATTTACCAATCGATGTTTCTTGAATTATACACCAGCAATTGGAATTGAAAATTTACCAGAGTTGGTTGATACACAACCATGTGTTAAGAATAATTATTTAACTATTGGTACATTTAATCGATATAATAAGATTAATGACAATGTTATTCGTGTATATGAGCGTATTTTGGAAGAATGTCCTAATGTCAAATTTATTATTAAAACAAAGGAATTTTTGACTCCTAAATTAAGACAACAGTTTATTGATACATGGAGGAATAAACAGTTATTAGACCGTATAGAAATTATGGAATATAGTGATCTTTATACAGATCATTTATTAGATTATAATAAGATGGATATTGCGTTAGATACATTCCCTTATAGCGGAACAACTACAAGTTGCGAAGCATTGATGATGGGATGTCCCGTATTGTGTTTGTATGATTTAAAGCGTCAATATCATTCACAAAATGTATCAAGTAGTTTGATGTATTATTCTGAATTATCAGAATATATTACATTTAGTGAAGATGAATTTGTCAATAAAGTAAAATATTTGTCTAATAACATGGTATTATTGATGAATCTTAAGAAGGATGTTAGGGATAAATTTGTAAAGAATATTTGTAATTATCCAGAATTTGTAAAGGAATTTGAAACAATGTTGATTACAACTTACGGTAATCACACTAAATGGTAATAAATATAAATTGTATTCCTATAATTAGTAAAATTTATTTTAATCAATAATTATAAGAATGAAGAATAAAGGTGATAAGAATAAAAGTGATAAGAATAAAAGTGATAAGAATAAAAGTGATAAGAATAAAAGTGATAAGAATAAAAGTGATAAGAATAAAAGTGATAAGAATAAAAGTGATAAGAATAAAGGTGATAAGAATAAAAGTGATAAGAATAAAAGTGATAAGAATAAAAGTGATAAGAATAAAAGTGATAAGAATAAAAGTGATAAGAATAAAGGTGATAAGAATAAAAGTGATAAGAATAAAGGTGATAAGAATAAAGGTGTCAGAAAAGTAAATTTTGATAAAAAACATACTAAATTTCCTAGAAAATATAGTAAAGACTATTGTAATAGTACATCATGTGATGAAATGGGATTTTCGCAAAAAGCATCATGTCGTTATTATAAAAATTGTTATATTCATGAGAATAAAGTAGGTTCGGGTGGAAAAAGTAAACCTATAAGTGAATCTGAAAATATAAGATGTTATATACAGTTAAAATTGAGAGAGTGGTTAAGTGAGTCTTACAAAGCAAATAAAAATTATTGTTATGAACTGAAATTATTTTTAAAAACAAAAAAAAAAAGAGAACAGAGACGAAAGACTGGAAAAAATTATGCACCCAAGACACCTAGTCCATTGAAACATTAATTGGTGCGCATTAGATAACGAATAATTGAGAGGATATATTGAAAGATGGATGTTTCCTTAGTTAATAATAAATAAAGAATACTGTCATCATTGTTTTTATGATTTTTGTAGACATCACCTAGTGTTTGATTTTTATCTGTTAATAATGTTCCATTTTCTAGTCCTAATTTTAGATTAAATGGTCCTGGGACGATTCCTTGTAATAATATGATAAAATCTGCAATTTTTGTGTTCTTATCTATACTGTATTCTTTTCCATACTGGATATTTCTATGTGAAACAGATCCTTTTTGATGCAATGATCCACTTAATTGTAAACTAAGATCTTGGTCTACTGAATCTACGACTACAGGTATTAAATTTTGTCCTTGTCGCCTTGTTGTATTAATAAACATTTTTTTTTTTACATACGAATTGTATTTTCTATAATTAATAAATTCTTTGCCATAGATACTAGCATACATGCTTGATTTCAACATAATATATACTATATATGTTGAAAAAAATTTTATTTATACGCGATTTTTTATTAAGAATTGTAATTTATCTATGTGTATACCCGTTTTTCTATCTACATGAAGTATATGAAATCCCAATGATTGTGCTGTTTCTATATTACACAATTGATCGTCTATAAATAGTAGTTGATTATGATTGAGACAAGTTTTTTTAATAATCGATTCCAACATATTTTTTTTATCATCTAAGTCACAATAATCATAATACATTACATTTTCGTATTCAATATGATTAAAGTATTTGTAAATATCATATTTTTTTAATATATATTCAGCATGTGCATTATAAGATGCTAATGCAATTATATATCCTTCATTTTTTAATGCATATAACAAATCTTGTATTCCGTCGTATAATTTTTCTGTATTATAATTATATAGTGTATAATCTAAATCGAAAATAATACATTTTATATCCAGGTTTGGATTAAGTTCTGGTACTTTTGTTATTTCTGGTACTTTTGTTATTTCTGGTACTTTTGTTATTTCTGGTACTTTTGTTATTTCTGGTGTTACTTCCATTACTCTGACTATATTATATACTAAATATTAATCATTTTTAATATTCAGTTTAAATGTAAATTCTTTTTTCATGTTCTTTATTAATATGGTAGCTACCACTCTTTTATTAACAGCAGCAGCGGGATCTTCTCAGGAAGTGTATTTATCAGAAAATCCTCAAATAAATATTTTTAAATTTTCTTATTATAAATATGTTAATTTTGCTACAGAAACAGTTGCATATCCATTATATTCAGATGCAGCATTTGGCAACAAAACGACTGTTACCATTCCTAAAAAGGGACATTTACTTTCTAAAATGTATTTAGAATTGACATTACCGCAATTAACACCAACGGATGGAACTTATTTAAGTTGGGTTGATACTATTGGTTATGCTATATTTAAAGAACCAGTTGAATTAATGATAGGAGGAAGTATAGTTGATAGACTTTATCCAGTATGTATGGATATACAAGATGAATTAAATACTACGACAAAACGTGAAGGTAAGAATCGTATGATTTTAAAATCTGATGTGTATAGAAGTACATTGTGTAATGCAACTCAGGAGGTTGTATTGAAAATACCTTTAGAATTTTGGTTTACTAAAGATTATTCCTTGTCTTTGCCCGTATTTTGTATGCCAAATCAAGATATACAACTTAATTTTTCATTTGCTCAATTTTCAGATTTGATTAATTTTGATGGTGCAGTTGGTACAAATCAGACTTATCAAATTTTAGATTCAAAGGTATTGGTTGAATATATTTTCTTGGATGACATTATTTTACCAACCTATACAGATAATCCTTTAATTTATTTAATTGAACAACAAACTTATAATGGCAAAGAACCTGTAAATGCGAATGCGTATATGGTAAATTCAAAATGTCATTTTGATAATTCAAGTAAAGAATTGTTATTTGCGTGTGTTTCTACAGATAATATAAATGCTAATAATTATTTTAATTATTCTATACAAGATACGACAAGTAATAATTATTATGATAGTACGGTTGTTCCATTTATATCTGAAATTGGATTATTTTTAAATGGTATTCAATTTTACGAAGATTATTTACCTGAACATGTTTTTAGAGAAATATTGCCAAATAATGTGCATGATGTTATTCCGGACAAACATTTATATATTTTTCCTTTTTGTTCTAAGGCAAGTTCTATAACACAACCGACAGGTTCTATTAATATGTCACGATTTGACTCTGTTGTATTGTCCTTAAAAATGAGACCGAATATTCCGTCATGTATGCTGTATGTATTTTCTATATCATACAATATAGTAACAATACAAAATGGGTTATTATCGTTTGCATTCAATAATTCATAATTTAACAATGAATGTTTACTGTTTCAACTGGACTTAACATACCATCATTCATAATTGAACGATAATGTATATGTTTATCTAGAGTATGCCCATATACTTTATATTGTTGTGGACATTGGAAATATAATATGGCAGTTCCATCTTGCTCTACTTCAGATACACCAAAATTTGATGTATCCGTGTATGCAGTTATGGGATTGTTAATAATCTTTTTTCCTGGATTTGCCGCCCAATATACGACTTTAACCGCATTTTCATATGCAGGTACTCTAATTGATAGATTGGCTTTGTCTGAAGAAGACACTTGTAAAGTATGTCCTGGAAATGCAGACCAACCTAAAAATGGTAAATATGTGTCTCTATTAAATAACAAATATAGAGCTGAAATACCAATTAAAATATATATAAATTTATCGTATTTTGAAAATATATATGAAATCGTATTAGAATATCCAAAACCAATGATTAACCAATTTAATGATCCAATTAGCACAATTATCATAGCAATCATGTGCAATTTAATATGACTATACATTTTTATATATGTATGATATATAAAAATAAAATAAAATATTATTTTTGTAATTTTGGACTATTTGTTATAGTATATTTACGTGGTTTTTTAACTGGTAAATTTGGAAGTGATGTGTATAATGGTGAAGTTAATGGCTCTTTATTTATAAATGTGGATTTTCTATTTGAAGCTGTAGAAGATCTTTGCACGTTAGAATCTATATTACTTATGCTACTCATACTACTCGAGGGTGATATATTTTCATAGGGCTGTATAAATAATTCAAATGGGATAATAACTCGTTTATCCTTTTTTATAAAATGTTCTAATAAATAATATATTAATTTAACTAGAATTTCAAAATACGTATATTTCCTACAGGATGATAAATGTAAATCTGAAATATTACAAATATAAGAATCTTTTGTAATTTTATGTTTTTTCAATCTGTTGAACAATGTTTCATACAATGCGTTTAATTTACGATTGAATTGTGTTATTTTTTTCAATTTTTTTAAACTATTCAAAACTCTTTCAATATATTTTCCTTTATCACTATGTACTAAAAAAAATCCTGTATTTTCAATAATCGATTCTATATAATCATGTTCATTTAATTGTAATATATCTGAATTTTTACACATTTGTGTATTTACGACAATATCTAAAAATGCACCTCTTGAGTAATATGTTTCAAACCCAAAAGAATTTACTAGACTTACAAAATCAGTGTACCTTATTAATTTCTGCTCTTCTACAGTTAAATTATATGTTTCATGTAATATATATTCATTTAAACGACTAGGATTTGCCATCAAGTCTATATAATCAGTTTGAGCATTTTTTATATATGTCATTACCCTTTTAGCTACGATTAAATGTGGTAAGGATAACTTTTTATTCATGTATTCATATATATTTTTTGACATATATGTTCCCAGAGCTTCTTCTAAATTAGTTAGAAATTTTACAAGGGACCACATGATTTGTGAATCGTTATAAATAGATGAAGATTTTACAAATGAAAATTTTGTATTGTTGCATGTATGTGTATTCATAACATTCTTGTCTATATTAGTATTTGTAAATGATATAAAACTCGTACCATATAAATTCGTATCAAAAATGTATGATGATTTTTCTTTAAATAATTTAAAAAATCTTTCATTGAATTCTTTTATAAATGAAGCAGACGCAAAAGAATTATTATCATATACGGTTATATCGTAATCAGATGTTATATTTGTAGATCCGACACTGTTTATAATTAAATTTGCGTAAATGGGTAAATTTTTTGATAATATACTTTTAATTAATCCATCTATTATAGCCTTTCTAAACATCCAAAACAACTTGATATTTTTATTATCCAATGTTTTGATATTTTCCCAACTTAAAAATTTATATTCCCCTTCTACATTATGAATATAGTATTTATGAGATCCTTCTGTACCCCTTAAAGTTAAATAATCATATTCCAAAAACATACCCATAATTTCTTTGATGTCATTTGTATAATCATATTTATCGTTATGAATTTTATCACATTCTGTAGTATGAGTATATTTAGGTTTTATATTTTGAAATGTAATACACGAGGTTTCACATCTACAATGGGTATTCAATACGTATTTGTAGAATAATTTTAAATTATTTTTACGTATTTGTTCATTATCACTAGCTTGATAATTTATATTGAGCACCATTATCTAATATATAATTATAAAATAATTTATTATTTTGTTTAAAAATAAGATTTGTATATCATATATAATTATGTCTAGTACATTTTCTAAAAGAATTCATAAAGAAATACAATTATATAAAAAAGAAAATTTTATATTTCCAAATTTAATAGTCCAACCGAGTGAAGATTTACATCTTTGGTATTTTATAATTTATGATTTAAAAGATACAGATTATGAAAATGGAATATATTTAGGTAAAGTGACATTGCCTACTAACTATCCATTTAAAGCGCCTGATTTTATATTTTTAACAGAAAATGGTAGATTTGAATTAAATAGAAGAATATGTACAAGTTTTACCGGTTTTCATCAAGATACTTATTCAGCATCATGGAATGTTGTTAGTTTATGCAGTGCATTAATTTCATTTATGACAGATAATGACAAGGCACCAGAATCTCAAGGTATAGGTGGTATATTTTGTTCAAAAGAAAAACGTCAAGAAATAGCCATAAAATCTAGAGAAATTATAAAAAATAACGATATTGTTAAGAAATATTTTTCTGAATATTTCCAAACATTACATATTTAGAGCACCTGTTGGAATGTGATTTAATTGTTATTGTTAAATAATTAAATTATTTTAAAAATATAATATAATGGACGAAAATAAAACATGGCATGATGATTTTTTGCGAATTGACCATTTTAAAGATAAAAAGGGTGAAGAATTGATGGAGTTTAAAGAACAAGAAGGCAAAATGATTATAAAGCAATATTCTGGTATAAATATGGATAATTATATCATTAAAAAATATGATAAATCAGATATAGAATTAAATAAACAACCTAAAAAAATCACGTTTTCATTTTGTAAATTAAATGGTATTCATTATGTTAATATAAATGGTGAACATATGATTGATTACAAGAAATTTGTAAATATTCAACAAATTTCAAATACGATCATTAATGATATACCATGTGTCAAAATAAAAAATGGTTACATTGGTGACATAATTTTAGAAAATTGCGATACAGAAATGTTTCATAAAAGTTTAAATATCATGTCTAAATATGTAAAAAATAAATCTAGCAAGTTTTTTGATTTTGTATATTTTATAACAAATTTATAAATGTAAAAATGTGTTAAAAATAATTAATGTAATTTAAAAATAACATAAATTAATTTATTAAAGATGTTATCCTTAGTAAATTATATTAAAACGTGTTTTGGGACACCAACAGACGGTCTTGTAAAAGAGAATGAATTATGTGTATGCATGACATTTGATAAATCAAAATTTGATAATTTAATTCAAGATGGCATCATGATTTCTGGTACCCAACCTACTATAAATGATAATTCTATAGAATATATAAAGCTTGGTGAATTGTATTTTTGTAGAAAAGTATATAGAGAATTAGCTTGGTTAAATCCAGAGACAGAACATATGGAATGGGATAATACACGGACGCCGTTATATAGACGTATTGTTCCTACACCATGGGAAACAGTAGATCACGGTTTTATTATCGAAGAAATCATTAAACATGTATCAGATCATACTAGTAAAAATTATATTGAGTATGGAGTTAGAGATGGGGTAATTTTGAATCGTATTGCTCCATTAGTGAAAACTGCATATGGTGTAGATTTAAATCCTACGAATGTGGAACACGATAACATAGAATTTACACAATGTTATACCGATGAATATAGTATTAATCACCTTCCGTCACTTGAATACTATTTTGCATTTATTGACGCTGATCATAAGTTTGAATCTGTAAATAATGATTTTATGCATATTTATAAAAATATACAATCTGGTGGAATTATTTTCTTGCATGATACGTATCCATGTTGCGAGCAAATGACTAGTCCAATGGGTTCTTATAATTGTTACAAAACTCCTATACAAATTAAAAAAGATTATCCTGGAATAGAAATCCTGACTTTACCATTAAATCCAGGTGTAACCATAATAAGAAAATCGTAAAATTATGTTTTTTATGTAATTTTTTATGTAATTTAAATTTAAAATTAATAAATTTAAATAACAAATACATGGGTACACATAAGCGAATTATTATATTTGGTTCTAATGGGATGTTAGGGAGGTATTTATCTGTATTTTTGAAACAACAAAATTATTCTGTTATAGACATTACACGTCAAGAATTTGATATTATTCGTTATTATGAAACGTTAACAGATTCTATTAATGATTTATTAATAAAGTATAGTATAGATAAAGATACGATTGTAATTAATTGTATAGGACTTATACCACAAACAAGAAACAATGATGAAATAGATTATATCAAGATAAATAGTGTATTTCCCGTACAGTTATCTCATATATGTATGAAATATAACGCTAAATTAATACATCCTACGACAGACTGTGTATTTAATGGTTCTAAGGGATGTTATGATGAAATGAATCATAAAGATGAAACAAATATGTATGGAATGAGTAAAATATTAGGTGAATCAATCCATGCAACTGTTATTAGAACAAGCATTATTGGGGAAGAACGATTTAACAAGAGATCTTTATTAGAATGGGCCATATCAAATAATAATAACATTGTAAAAGGTTATACTACACATATATGGAATGGAATAACTTGTTTGGAATTTGCAAAAATTGTACATCACATTATTAAAAATAATTTATATTGGACAGGTATTAGACACTTATTTTCACAAGAACATGTATCTAAATATAAACTGTTACACATGATAAGCGAAGTATATCAACTTAATATACAAATTGAACAGTGCATTACAAAAAACGTAAATAAAACTCTTACGACTATATATATAGATATATTACAAGATTATACTATTCCATCGTTACATGATCAATTAATAGAATTGAAACGATTTGATATATCATAATCATAAAATCATTTTACATTTTTATACATTTTTATACATGTATGTAAAATTTGTATAAAAATGAGGTATAATATGATGTATATATAAAAATTATAAAAAGTCTTTGTTTTGCAAATATTGTTTCAATTCATCTTTTGATAAGCATATTTCACTGTCTGCAGAATCATATGATTTTAGATGAATAAAATTATGTTTGATATGTTGTAATGCATAGTCCGGTTTAATAATATAGTAATTATCCTGTTCAATGGTTCTTCGAATTTCGTTTTCATTTAATAATGCTTCTGACATTTTTTCGCCTGGTCTAAGTGAAGATATATGGATTTCTTTTGTCGGTGTGGATTTTTCTGCATATATTTCAAATAAATCAAGGATTTTCATACATTTAATTTTTGGGATAATCGTATCACCAGAAACACCATTTAATATAGCATATTCTATTAATTGTACAGCTTCTTCCTGTGTCATAATAAAACGGGTCATATTAGGATGTGTAAGTGTATAATGTTTTTCAGTAGACTCTCTTAATTTAGGGATGATGCTGCCTCTAGAATTTAATACATTTCCATATCTTACATTAACAAATTTGACTCTAGAAAATGGCATCTTGTATGTCTGTTCAATAACAGCTTTTTCAGATAATGACTTGCAAATACCATAGGTATTTATAGGAAAGCATGCTTTGTCTGTACTTATGTAAACAACCGATTCTAAACATTGTAATTTAAATGATTTATCGCAATTTTTAACCGCTTTTAATACGTTCATTGGGCCCAATGTATTGGTTTTAATACTTTCCATTACTTCATATTCACATGTATCAATATGTTTAAGAGCTGCAGCAATAATAATAATATGTGGGTTTACATCTTCTAATGTTTCTTGAACAGTTTGTAAATCACGCACATCTCCCATACAAAACGCAAGTCTTTTAGATTGATTTGCATATTTCTGTTTCATTAACCAATGTTTATTTTCATCGCGTGAAAAAATGATAATATCATTGGATGATCCATATATGTCCACAATTTTATTTCCAAGACTACCAGTTCCACCAATGACCATAATCCGTTTATTTGTAATATTCACTCTTTTTTTAATATGCGTTGGTAATTGTAAATCTGTCACCGATTGAGAAAAATCTTTAAATTGAATATCGTAATTACATGGACCTAAATTATAACAATAATCTTGTTCTTCTAATAAACGATATATCGTATCTCCTTCTCTTCTCCATTTTTTTTTAAACATATCATATGTAACTGGCTGTTTAAAATCAGTATCTGGTACTCTATATAATGGTTGAGACCATAAACTTGCACCTTTAATGTATTTTACACGATCTTCATCGTATATAGAAATATTCGCTTCTTTCATACGTATATAGAAATCATCATCCTCATAACCACCTGGAACATACCGTTCATCAAAAAACCCAATACGTTTAAATAATTCTAAACGAAATCCAAAACAAGCCATCTTTCTTAACATGACCAAACCATATCCTTCCTTGATCCTGGAAACCAAATAATGAATGTCACTTGGTACTGGTCGTACTCTATGACTACAAAAAATAAGGATATCCGAATCTCTACAAATCGCTACAATCTCGTTAATCATTTTTGAAAAAGATGTAATATTACTACCATCATATATCGTAAGTGGAATCTCACCCAAAGATTCACGAACAGGAATCGCTAAATCAGGTGATTTGCAACCTATCACTACTCTAATATTTGATTGTTTATCAGACATTTATCTGAAATATAACGTTATATATAATTCAATTTTTTTATTTTTAAACTATGTTTTTATTTACTTGATACATTTAACATATTTTTAAATTTATGTTTACTTATAGAACATCTCGAATATACTTTTGTTGTCATCAAATTACATATATTCTTATTTATACGAAATTCTAAATGGTCTTCTTGATTTACAGTTAGAATAGATACATTCATTGTAGAATTTCTAAACTCGTTAATGTAATTTACTCTGTCTCTGTATCTATCATTAGATATAAGAATACAATTATCAAATTTTTTAGTCAAAGCGCACATTATATATTGACATAAAAAGTCATCTTTATTTTTATCAATGATACCCATATCACTACGTGTATTTATAATGATAAATTTAATATTGATACGAGAAGAATATTCATTCAATATTTCTGTCAAAATATGTCCGTAATTTGTCAATTTTTTCAATACGAATATAAAATTACTACATTTTACATTTATTTTGGCATACGATATGTATTGATTAAAAAAAAATTTAAAGAAATTTCTCGTATCTGTATCCTTGTTTAGATTTTTAACATCATGAAAATTAACTGATTTTAACTTATATTCAATTTCTCTGTAATCTGAAAAAATATTCAAGAAATCTATAATGTAAATTTTAGTGTCCTTGGACATATTGCCATTAATACCCATAATTTTTTCTTCTATATCATTCAAGTTCGTATAACCATTTTTTAGACTCTCAGAAGGTTTGTATGGCGATGAAATGATTTGAGAATATAAAATCATACGCTTTATTAATTTAAAAATATATGAATACCAACTGTATATGAATATATTTCAATTTTATTTTTAAATTAATCAAAAAAACAAGTTAAATACACAATACAATACAATAATATAATATAATATAATATAATATAACCATATATAATGTATACCATTTTTTAAACAAGAATTACATTTATTTAAAAAATTATGCAAATTGAGTTCTAGAAAGGATACCATTTTAGATTTGTCATATATTCATATAGATTATTTAATATAGTATTTTGATTATCATTTTGATTATCATCATTCATGGTTTGCATGGTTTGTGTGGATGTTGGATTTTGATCATTGATCGTGTTTTTCATTGAATTAATATATACAATGAGCATTGTAATGTATTCTTTTACAGATGGTAATTGAACTTCTTGTCCAAAATAAATTCCGGATAATAAAATAACAATCGTATATAGCATAATTAGTTTGTATTTATATCAAATACAACTCGAATTCATTTTTTTTTTTAATTGTATTATAGTATAATATGTATTGGGCGGGATTATTTTATATATTTTTAATAATAATTGGCTCATATTTATTTTTTACTTATATATATCATACCAAAAAACAATGTAGCCCCAATACTAAAAATGTAAATAAGGGACCATATGTATACAAGTTTACTGAACAAAAAATTCCTGTATATAATAAAACTGTAAATGTAGATAAAGATGTGGTAATAGAAAAATCTGATATGGAATATTATCAAAAACAATTGGAAAAAGAAAGAGAACTGGAAATTGAAAAAATTTTGCAATATTCATCCAATTTCAATTTATTAGAAAAACAGATTGAAAAAACAAAAAGATTACAACCCAACCGAAATACGAAACTACACGTTCAAAACGGTAATGAACAAAATAGACACGTTCAAAACGGTAACGAACAAGATGAAGAACTTATATTTAATGATGCGATTGATTTAAATCAGTTTAGACTGGATGCTCAAAATGTGCATGATTCAATCGTTCAAAATTCAGTTAAAAATTTATTCTTAAAAAAGAAACAAAAACGCAACTATGACAGTCAAAAATTGATAGATGAAATTATAGAATTTGCGCGTATAAACAATAAAAATATGAGAAAAATACATGATGTTTTATTACAAGTAAACGAAAGAAATGCCATAATTTCTAATTTAAATAATATAACTGAAATGGATGTTTTATCTACAATGTGGAACAATGCATCTAATAATGTAAGAATACAAATATTAAATGAAATATTAGATGCATATATAGATGATAATTTTATAGTTTGTCCAACTGGTGTAGTATCCAGACTAATTAATGCGGATATTGTTGAAAATCCAGAACATGCACCTAAAACAATAGAAATAATACGTCAAGAAATGTTGAATACAGCTTCTAAAATAAGAGATGAAATAGAAAAAAATAATCCAGAATTGACGGATGATGATTTAAAACAAGCATTAATAAAAGAATTTTCTAGTATTTATAAAGATATAGTTCCCTTAGAGAAAATACATCAAGAATTGGATTCGTGGGGTTTGTAAATGTAAATTTACATCAGATAATGATAACGACAACAAGGTGAATACAACTCGTCTGAACCAATAAGAACAATATCTTTTTCATTCAGATTTGGCTGTTCTTTTGTAGTTTGTGTATGTATATTTTTATCACGACGTGTAAAATTTGCATAAGTACCATCTTTACAATAGATACAATATGCATTTAATTTTACTACAGAATCTGCAAGTGGGATAATTTTTGTCATGTCTCCAAATGCATTCATATTAGAATCGGAAGATAAACCTCCAACAATGAATAATTTTTTACAAGCAAGATTATTCAATTGTGTTTTTAGAAAATCGTATAAATCTGGATAAAATTGTCCCTCATCAATGATAACAATATCTGCATGTAAATATTTTTGTATAAAAAATGTATTTGTAAACAATTCTTCCAATTTACTTAACATAATTGCAGGAAATATTTTATTATCATGTGTTTTTAATATTCCTTTGTCCATTGTTTCTGGATGTCTTTGTTTATCTAAATTATGATTAATAACCAAAATCTTGTCTGTAATATATTTGTATCTATTAATTTCTGACAAAAGACTAGAACTTTTAGAAGAAAACATTGGGCCAATATATACTTTTAAAAAACTTGCATTTAAAGTTTCGCTTAACATGTAATCATGATTTTTATAAAATTATTTCATTTTTATAAAAATTTAATTATCTAAATATTTTCTCTATAAGCAGGAGGTGGGGTGAAAGTGGGTTCTAGTGTTGGTACACGGGGTGGTAGTGTAGGTGGTACACGGGGTGGTAGTGTAGGTGGTACACGGGGTGGTAGTGTAGGTGGTAGTGTGGGTGGTGCAAGTGGAGATGGTCTAGATGCAAGTGGAGATGGTCTAGGTAGTGGTCGTGAAACTAGTGGAGATGGTTGTGAAACAGGTGAAGATGATAAAGTTTTAATAATAGCGGCTTTAGCTGTTTGAGAATTTAATATAAAACCTACAATAACTAAGATGATAGCAATAACTACTCCAACAATACCACCAATATAATTAGCAGATTGAGAGCTTTCAATCTCTTTTTTATCCTTGTTACATTCGCTTTGTCCATTACTTTTAGCAATATAGTAATAACCAACCATAAAAATTACAAGTCCTAAAAGAATCAAAATTCCCGGTAAGAGTTCCATTTATATTATATAATTATAAAATAAATAAAGATAATCAATTATGATAATGATTTAATTAAAGCGGCTTTAGCTGTTTGTGAATTTAATATGAATCCTACGATAACTAATATGATCGCGATAACTATTCCAATAATACCACCAATATAATTAGCAGATTGAGAGCTTTCAATCTCTTTTTTATCCTTGTTACATTCACTTTGTCCATTGCTTTTAGCAATATAGTAATAACTAACCATAAAAATTACAAGTCCTAAAATAATCATGACTCCAGGAAATAATTGCATTTTGTATAGTATATAATTACAAAAAAAAAATATATTTAATTGAATTATAAATATTTTTTTTATTGGTTAATAGTATAAAACAAATAAACATGTCATATCATTTATCGTCCAAACTTGGTTATAATTTTGGTAGTCTTAGTGTATCTAAATTAATCCCCGATACCGTAGAAGTAAACATTGCTTCAATTACAACGGATACTTACACGATGGCATCTGTTGATGCTGGTTGTGTATTTGTACTCAATAAAACATCTGGTTCTACAGTGACTCTTCCCCCACTCGCTGAAGGGTTTTCTGCAACTATTCTCGTAGGTGCAACTGCCGCTAGTCATGTTATTGTATCTCCTACTGCCTCAAAAATTGTAGGATCTGTTGTTGATTGTGGAACTTCTGGTAATCTTGCTATTATATCACCAAGAACGTCCATGACTGTTGGTAATTCTAGTACTAGCTCTGTTGTTGGTGATCAATTCAGAGTCATCTGCGATGGTACTCGTTATTACTTAAATGGCCAAGTCGTATCTTCCGGTTCTGTCGCATTCGCTTAAGTTGTGCCATTTTGACGCATTCGCTTATATCATTAATTTAACTGATAGAACAATTAAATTAATGTTTATTATTTGTCTTTATATGATATTTTTCAGTCTATATTCATTTAGAAAAAACGTTCGTATAATAATTCAAATTTTGTTTTGTATACATTTAATTCTAATTTAGTATGATTCAATTGCGTATCCTTATAATGTAATAATTCTGTATAATATAAACTTTCCATTTTAGAAAAAATATGATACAATTGCATAGATTCAAATGTGTTCAATTTAATACAAAAAATTTTAAAAGCATTTTTTGTTATATGTATTGTATTTTCTATATAAATATAATCAATGTGTTCTCTAAAATATGTTGTGAATCGTTTAGATATATTTTGAAGATTTAATAATTTTTCTAAACCATTTAGTTTAATACAATATTCGTATTGGTCAAATTTTAAAAAAGGATATAAAAGAATAATAAAATCGTGTTTTTCGTAATGAGTCAATTCATTTTGTAATAAAGTAATAAAATTTGTTTTAAATTCTGGATCCAATAACGTATGTTTTTGTGTACGTGTTTGTGTCGGAGTTTGTGTTGGAGTTTGTGTTGGAGTTTGCGTATGTGTTCGTGAATGCATTATTTTTAGAAGTGATGAAATAATTTTCAATTTTAACTAACATAACCACCAGAACCACCTGTTAAAATCCATCTAGACATTGTATTGTCCCATAAGAATTCTGCACTTTGACCACTGCGTTTAAAAGTGATTTGTGAAGGTGTACCTCCTAACGGGTTAGGAGTATTTAAAGATGAACTAAAATATAATGTAAATGTACAATTGTTACCCATAGACGATATCATAATTTTTTTAATTTGGCCATCAATGATTGCATTACCCATTGTACCATAAGTATCTAAAGAATTACCTGTAACAGAAATGATACTCGTAATAATATCAACATTCGGATCTTGTGTTTGTAACAATGTAGATAAAGAGATTCTTTCAATGGCATAATTCAATGTATTCTGGAAATGAACATTTTGTAAAGTTGTAGAGATAGTACTGGTTAATTCCGTAAAACGTCCTGTTTCAGGTACAGTATCTCCTATGGATGTGTTATCAATAGAACCTCCTTTTATTGAAAAATTACTTCCATCTATAAGATTTGACCCACCATTCAATGTTCCTGTTAAGTCAAACCCAGATATATAATTTGTATTTACCTTATTTATTTCAATATTACCCAATTTACCAGAAATGACATTTTTTAAATTTGATACGTTTGCCTCGTCATAAAAAACCCAATTTCCACTTGTTTTCATAAATCCAAAGAATGCCGTTTTATAATATATACTACCAGACGTAATACCATTTCCAGATGTATTCGACCAATAATTTACTTGAATACCTACGTCTGCATTTTGATCAGTTGTTAAAATGGCATTAAGAACACCTGTTGTACCAGGCTTAGTTATTGTTGGTCCTGAAATTGTGAATGTTTTTTCATCTATAAAACCAGTAATTATAAATGTTCCATTCATAAGTGGGACACTATTCGTATTAGATAATATAACCTTATCACCTATGCTAAGATATGTAGGATCGTTTGTAGTGATACTTATATTTCCAGGTGACGATGTAATTATACTTGTAATTGGTTGAGTTTGTGATCTACCCAATGGATAAATATAATTTTCAGAAACAATAGAATTGGATACAGCATTGATATTACCTAAAATATTTACATCACCCGAAAACGTTACTGTACTAGAATTAATGCTTACACCCTTGTATCCATATAAATTTAATTGTGTTCCATCACTTGATACACTATTTTCAGATGTTTCTCCGAATATTAAATTATTATTTAAAGGAATGTTCACACTCCCATTTGTACCATTTTTTGGCGTTAAATAAATATTTCCTTTACTATTTAATATATTTAAATTACCTGTTGTATCAGAATAAATGGACGTACTCGTGTCACCAAATTGTAATTTAGAATTAATAGGAATATTTATAAAACCAGATCCGGATGTCGTAGTCGTTAAAAATATACCACCTGTAGATGAAAGTAATTTTAAATTTCCAGAAGTATCACTGCTAATTGATACATTCGTATTTCCAAAATTAATTTGTGTAGTCGTATTTAAATTTATACTCCCCGTACTTGCATTTAATTGATTCGCAGAAATGGTAAGACCATTCGCATTACACCCAGATAAAGTGGATACATTACTTATGGTACCACATGCTACATCCAAGTTGTTAAAATACCCATTTGCAAATTGTACATTTCCTGTAGAACCCGAATAAACCTCATTTGTATTTGTGCCATTGGGTATGAATACAAAACGTTCCGTAGTGTTTTGAAATCCGAAAAATCCAGAGTTTTGTACAACACCATCAGGTGACCAATAGAATTCAATACCACGATCCTTATTCGTATTAACTAAAGGCCCCGATGTTATACCACCAATAGATATGATAGGATCTACTATATGTGTAACCGTACTGTATACATTTTCAGTTGTACCATTAATTTGAACATCAGAATTTAATATTATTTTACCTGCCCCATTTACGCTAGTAATAGTAATGTTACCATTCATATCAGCCATAATTGAATTAGATGTATTTCCAAATGATAAAGGTACATTTAATGGTATTTGTACAGATTGTGAGGCGTTCAAATACATATTATTTGTATTTGCATTAATTTGACTACTAGCATTTATATTTATTTTCCCACTGCATCCCGTAATCGTATTTAAATTAGAAATTGTACCACAATTCATATTTATTGATCCAGTGTTAATAAATGATAAATTATCTGATACAATTGCACTTCCTAAAGCAATAGTACCCATTGTACCAGATATGACTTCATTTGTATTGACCGAATCCGAATAAAATGTAAATTGCCCTGTAGAATTTTTCCACCCAAACCAACCCATTTTCATATTTGCTGCAGTGGAATCATACCAATAATACTCAATGCCACGATCTCTTACATCGCTTGACCCAGTTGTAGATACACCTAGCGTAAGTATGGGATCATATGTTCTTACATTTTCTACATTCAAATTTAACAAAGAATCAGTTGTTCCAGTAAGTGTAAAAGTACTTGATGAAATATGTGTAACACTATTAATTATATTCAAATTACCAAACGTTGAATTTATATTTCCATTTGTTGGTAATGTAATATTCGTATTGTAAGCATTAATCATAGTTGAACCCACAGTATTACTTATCAATAAAATGCCAGATGTTAATGCATTTATATACCTCGTACCATCTGTTGAAAAATTTACAAATGTACCTGCTGGAATATTAATCTGCGAAGATGCCAGTAAATTTACTGCACTTGTATTTGTAATAATAATACCATTGGAACTATCTCCTGTTATATATAAATTACCATTTGTATTCCCATAAATACTATTGTTTGAACCCGAACTACTAAATATAATACTCTTGTTATTTGTTATTCTCGTATTTCCTTGTGATAAATTGATTAAAATATCACCCACATTTGCATTTAACACAATATTTCCATTAGATGAAGTCAAATTTGCATTAGAAAATGCTGTCATATTAAGTGAACCACAACTTGCAATGATATTTAATCCAGATACATTTCCAGAAATACTATTACATGTACTGCCAAATTGAATAGATGTATTATTTGGTATAATAACATTTCCACTAGATGGTATTAAATTTATATTATTTTCTGCTTTTAATATCAAATTACCTGATGTATCAGAATTCATAGTGATATTCCCAATTGTGCCATCTAAATTTACAATAGTGTTTTTAGGTATGTTTATGTTGGTATTCGAATTTAACGTGATACTACCAGATGTAGCATTTAATTGTACAGAATTATTGGAATTTAATATAATATTACCAGATGTATTTTCTACTATATAACTTCCCGATGTTCCAATTGTAATGGGTATATTGTTTGGTATATAAATATCACCACCTGAAATAAGTGCTAAGCGAGATCCTGTAGTTATATTCACATTATTACTGCCATTTATATTGATTGTACCATTGCATCCAGATATATTTTTTACATTCACAATAGAACCACATCCTATATCCAATGACCCACCACTATTAATCGTAATAGATGATACAGAAATAGTAGAAATATCAAAATTACCAGGAATACCAGTTATTATTTCATTATTATTTGTTGCATTTGTATAAAATGTAAATTTACCAGTAGATGTCTTGTATCCAAACCAACCCAAATTCATATTTCCAGATGTACTATTGGGATCTGGGTAACGGAATTCTATTCCTCTATCTGACAAGTCTGTATTATTTGTAGTATAATCACCTATAGTTAATACTGGATCATAAAAACGTGTGTTAAGAGCATTATTTTGTACCAATTTACCAGTGATGATAATGGAACCACTCGTATTTGAATGATTAATATTCATATTTCCAGCCGAATCATAATTAATACTGGCCATTGCACTCGCAGATGTAATGGACGTATCTTCTCCGAATGTAAGTACAGTATTAACAGGTATGCGAATCGAAGCCGTATTACCCATACTAAATGTTAGATTACCAAGATTATTTGATGTAGTATTCGTATTTATAAATATACCACCTGTATTTCCATATATTTGATTGGTTGTATTACTAAATGATATTGGAACATTCGTGGGCACTTTTACAAATGCACCCGCATTTAAATTAATATTATTACTAGGTGTTTTGATAAAATTACCAGTACTTCCAGACGAAATTAATGGCGTTGTTGTATTGATACTAAAAGATTTTGTATCATATATTGTATCTACGGTATACGTTCCATCAAATTGAGGAATGCTATTCGTTCCAGATAATGTAACTGAATTGCCCGTACGTAAATTAGTATTTACAGGTGACGTGATAATAATATTTCCACCCGAATCTTTAATATTTGATATACTTTTTATACCTATTCCAGAATCTGTATTTAATGATATGTCACCATTTATAGTCCTATTTACTTGATCGGAAAAAGTAAAATAATTTGAACCTCCACGACTAGAATTGAAGAAAATATTGTCTGAACACAAGAATGTAACACCACCATTTGCTAAATTTGTTAAATAATTTCCTTGAGAAGTAACTGTATTATTAATAGGTCCGGTTAAGAAAATACTCCCTAAATCTTTTGGAATAATATTTATACTACCGTTATTATTTATCGCCTTTATTGTATTTACGCATATATCTATATTTCCAAATAAACCACAGCCCGACACTGATAAGTTACCCGTAATGTCTAATATACCCTCCGTAGGATCCCATATTAATGTTTTAGACATATCCGTAGAATAAAACGTAACAATACCATATGTTGTCAAATCATTAAAAAAAGCAAATGTTGGGCCACCTTGGCCTATAATCGTATTGTCAATACGCGAGTTTATAATATCTACATTGTCAAATGATAATCCACTAACTAACTGTTCGACTGTACTACTTGAAATATTCAATGAATTTACTGTCAATGTGTCGATATTTGCTAAATTTGACTGTATACTAGCTCCCTTTAAACTCTTACTTACAGCTGTATTTTTTGACATAATATATGTCACTCTTGTATTTCATTATTAAAATTAAAATATGATTTTAACTAACTCTTAATAATGAAAAATTATTTCCTAAATAAATTGTTGTATAATTGTTGTATAATTGTTGTATAATTGTTGTATAATTGTTGTATAATCGTTGTATAATTGTTGTATAATTTTGTATAATCGTTGTATAATTGTTGTATAATCGTTGTATAATTGTTGTATAATTGTTGTATAATTGTTGTATAATCGTTGTATAATTGTTGTATAATTGTTGTATAATTGTTGTATAATTGTTGTATAATCGTTGTATAATTTTGTATAATCGTTGTATAATTGTTGTATAATTTTGTATAATCGTTGTATAATTGATACACAATTCTTTATAAAACGATGTCTCTTATATAACTTTTGTATGTATTACGTTGTGTACTAGGAAATCTTAATGAACCTTTTTCGGTATAACCAAAAAATTTGGTCCATAAATTTTTCCCAATGAATTGTTTGCCATTATTGTACAAAAATATCCGTTCTTCTTTTGATCCTTGTGGTCTAACATCACATACAATATTTGTGTCTTTATTTATTAAAATTTTCCATATAACCAATTTATCATTATTATTTAATTCATATGTATAATCAACAATCTTAAATTCATGATCTTCAAAATTCTTGTATTTTAATAAATCTGTAGAACGATAACCAATGTATTTTCCGTGTTTGTTTCGTATCATTGTCCCTTCATAATTTTGTTCATTCACAAAGGATACATGATATTTGTTTAATGTTTGTATATCATTGATTTCTAGTGTATTTACCAAATGAATATATTTGAATTGACTGAAATCAATTTTTTTTAATAATGTATATCTATCTTCAAAAGACAACACATTATCTACAATATCATAGATATAATAAGATATTTTTCTTAAATTTATTAAATCCGAATCTGACATGTTTTTTTGTTTTCGCAAAACTCCCAATGTTTCAAATGTCACGTCTTTATCACCATGAATATATAATTCACCATCATATACCATATTTTGTGGTAACTTGTTTAATTCATTTATGAGTTCTTGATGATGTGTTTTAATAATCGTATACTCTTTGTGTTGTCTTGATAACAGTGTTCCTTTATTGTAAATACATCTATAACCATCAAGTTTTGGTTGTATGTAACATGGATATTTAACTTTGGATGCATATTTTTTATAATCTTGTGCTAACATTGGACTAATTTTTGTAGATTCAGTTAATTTATTCATAGTTTGTGGATTTGTTTCCCTTAAATTAATGTGTTCAGTATACAATTCTTTATCTTTTTTTTTAGTCCATTTAGATTGAGCTTCTATTATGGCTTGTTGATAAGCTGTTGTTTCATTTTTTCTACCTAAATTTTTACCCTGTAAAACTTCTTGTATCGTTTCTATCATTTTACCATCTTTCACGCCAAAATATGTTATAATTTGTGAATATTTTCCCTTGTCTATTACTTTTATAGTCCATTCACGTACTCTTTTAGATTTATCGACAGAATAAAGTGTAGGAAACATTTGTTGAAACATACTTTTGTTAATACTTTTTTAATATTTTTTCATTTTTATTGAGGTAAATTAAATTTTTTTGTATACTCTAAAACTTTCCGTTGAACAGATACGATTTCATTTTCGAATAAATTAAAATTTTCTACAAAATCAACTAATTTAGTACTAGATGCAGCGTCTTGAATTTTATTTGCTAAACAGATGATTTCATCAATGATGTTGGATACAAATATAAAATCATTTTCCACAAATCCACGTGAAGTCATAGCTGCAGTTCCTATTCTAATACCAGATGGGTTAAAAGCAGATTTATCACTGGCAATTGTATTTTTATTTACAGATACATTACATCTTTCGGCTAACTTTTCAAATTTACTTCCAGATATCTTTTTATTTGATAAATTTACCAGTAATATATGATTATCTGTACCATCAGTCAAAACATGATAACCCTTTTCTTTTAATGAATACGCCAATACTTTTGCATTTAATATTACTTGTTGACTGTATTCCCGAAATTCAGGTGTAGCTACTTGTTTTAATGCAGTAGCAACAGCAAGTATAGTATTATTATGAGGTCCACCTTGACTACTTGGAAACACGGCAAAATCAATTTTATCTTTTAATTGTTTTTTATAAAAAATAAGTGCAGCACGTGGTCCTCTCAAAGTTTTATGTGTCGTTGTTGTAACAACATCACAATAATCAAATGGACTTTTTAATAATTTAGATGCAATTAAACCACTTGTATGAGCCATATCTGCCATAAGATATGCATTATGTTTATCTGCAATTTCTCTAAATTTAACATAATCATAATCACGAGAATATGCACTGGCGCCTACTATAATTAAATTAGGGCCAAATAAATCTGCTCTATGATCCAATTCATCATAATCTATTAAGAAATCCTTACCCACTATATATGGCATAGACTCAAAATAGATGGAGCTATTTGAGATTTTTTTACTATGTGTCTTGTATCCATGTGTTAGGTGCCCACCAGAAGGTAAATCTAAACCCATAATTTTTTCACCTGGTCTTAATAACGCTGTATATACAGAAAAATTAGCGGTGCTACCACTATAACTTTGTACATTAACACCCCATTCGTTTTCGTCTAGTGAAAATGCTTCAAGTGCACGTTTTTGACATAATAATTCCAACTCGTCTACATGTTCATTTCCCCCATAATATCTTTTACCTGGGTACCCCTCAGAATATTTGTTTGTAAAAATAGTACCATTGGCTTGTAAAACTGCTTTTGATGTAAAATTTTCAGATGCGATAAGTTCTAAGCCATCTAACTGACGCCTAGTCTCATTCTTTAAAATGTTGTACAATTCTTTATCATCTTTTAAATCAGAATATAATAAGGATTGCTTTTTAAAGTAGGAACCTATATTACCCATTGTTTTATGATTTTTAATTACAAAATAAAATTACGATTTTAGCTTAATGTTTATTTAAAAACAATATTTTTTTATAATAAAATGGATCTTTTTGAATATGTTCCAAAGGATTCTGAAAAAAAAAATATTGTTGCACATCACTTGATTCATTGGAACAAGTCAATTGATTATATTCAATTATTTTTACAAACAAAAGATCCATTGCATAGATTAAACGCATGTAAAGTATTGATGGATATAGTTCATAGTGTTTCAAATACCGAATATCTTTTACTGGATGCGACTCCCAGGATACCTAAGCATATTTATATTGATGCTCTATTTAATTTAGGGACGTTATTAAAAAATATAGGAGAAGATGATGTGAATGCTAAGAATGCGATTGACCAAAAGGCAAATGAGCAACAAATAAATGAACGTAACGATAATCTATATAAAATATTTCAAAAAAGTTTGCAATATTTTCAGACAATATTGAGTATAGAGTTTGAGAATAAATCTGCAATACAACAAATTACGAGTATATATACTCAATTGACATATTATAATCAACATAGATTAAACAAGTGTGTAGAATTCTTACATCAAGCGCTTTTTTATGTAGCTGATAACCCTACTATTCATTATAATTTAGGATTTGTTTATCAAAAATTAAATAATCTTCATAGCTCTGTTATACATTATAAAACAAGTATTTCTTTATTATTATTATGTAAAAATGGCAAAGATGAAGATATTGAAGACAAGAGGTTATTGTTGAATAATTATAATGGAATTGCTAGTATATATAGAGCTGTTAAACAATGGCCAGAAAGTTTGCATTATTTATTAAAGGCATTACGTGTAGATCCGAATGATCCAGACATTAATAATCAATTAGGTGTTGTATATACAGAAATGCGTCGTACGGATTTGGCAGAGAATGCTTATAAAAATGCCATAAAATATCATAAAAATGCGTTTATTTCGCAGGATACCAACTTCTTGTTATCAGAAATATATTTAAATTATGGTCATATGTGTAGTTATAATGGAGATAACACAAAATCTATTGACTGTTATAATGAAGCTTTAAAAATATCTCCAAAGTTTATGTTACCTTTTCAAAATAAGATAATGAATCTGAATTATTTGTTTGATGATTTACCAGATAAAAAATATATCACGCATCAACATAAATTAATAAACAAATTGTATAAAAAGGGAAATTTACAATCAAATAGAAAGTATACGGAACTTAAAGCAGGTGATAAATTAAATGTAGGTATTGTAAGTGGTGATTTTGTAAGTCATCCTGTAAGTTTTTTTATAAGTACATTTTTGACTAATTTTGATCATACACGTTTTAATGTAACATGTTATTCTGAAGCCATTATAAATACAGGATTATTCAATCAACATTTGCAATTTAAATTAATTAAAAACAGATCACAGGATCAAGCATCACAAATGATTTATGATGATAATATTCATATTTTATTAGATTTATCTGGGCATACAGCATTAAATCGTCTTGATATTTTTTCAATGCGACCTGCACCTATACAGATTACTTATTTAGGTTATCCGTTTACTACTGGATTAAATGAAATGAATTATAGGATTACTGATTCAATATGTGATCATAAGGATATTTCACAATCATTTTATACAGAAGAGTTGTTGTTTTTGAAAAATTGTTTCTTGTGCTATGATCCAAATGTAGCAGGAGATGATGCATTCAAGATACCTGAATTAAGTCCACGTATACGAGATAATTATTTAACCATTGCATGTTTCAATCGTTTAAATAAAATGACGAATCGTGTTATTAGTATGTTTAATAAAATTTTATTGCAAAATAAAAATGTTAAATTTGTATTCAAGACAAAGGCATTATTAAATAAAAAGATTCAAGACACATTTTTATCACACTTTGACGATAAAGTATTAAATAGAATTGTTATATTAGATTGTACATTAAGTCATGAAGAACATCTTGAAACGTATAATAAAGTGGATATAGCCATTGACACATTTCCTTATTCTGGTACGACTACAACGTGTGAAAGTTTACTTATGGGTGTTCCTGTATATAGTATTTATGATAGTGAATATTATTTTCATTGTCAAAATGTAAGTTGTAGTATATTGAAAAATTCTAATTTAGATGAATATATATGTTCTTCTGAAGAAGAATTATGTAATAAAATAAAATTATTTGAAAAAAAATCAAAGGATATCACATTTAAAAACTCTATACGTAATACATTTTTAAATGGTAAAGTATGTCAAAAAACACAGTATATGGATAATATTCAAGATTTATTTGTATCACTGTACAACAATTTACTATGATAATATTTTTAGTAAATATGGGTCGGATGTTAATTTAAATTCATTATATTCAATGATCCCTACTTTTTCATATGAATCTATATCGTAAATATATTTATCATCAATCCAATAAAACGTGTCTTCTATAAATTGTTTTTTCAAATTTTTAGACACATTTAAACGTTCTTTATGTGCTTGAATAAGAATGTCCGCGTCTAATGATTCATCAACCTGTTTATTATGATACAATGATTTTTTATTCGTTGAAAGATGAATTTTACAATAATCATTATCTTTTATCGCATTTTTGCTACACTGTTTATAATTAGATAATACTCCTATACAACGTGTATTGTCATTTTCTAGTTTTAAATTATTTTTATCAATAAAATTACCTTGTCTATCCATAATAATATATTTATCGTATATTAAGTTGATAATTTCCTTTTTTATTTTATCTCTAAATTTTATATATTCTTTGACATCATCTATCATGTCTTTTTCTTAATTATCATACCATCTGTATTATTTTCATTTTTATTTATGTTCAATTGGGTACCTCCATTCGTCGTATCTCCTTTTGACATATCTAAAAGTCTAGATAATCCAGAACCCATAATTTCCATCGTATCAAATATTTCTTGATGTGATGTGGTTGTATGTTTCATATTAAACAAGTTACTTATTAATCCCATTTTATTATTCAATTCATCTTCTTGTTGTATCGTGTCTAATGTTTCTTCAGTTTTTATATTCTCTATATTTTGTAAAATTTTAATTTTAAAAGTTTTATTAGACTCTTTGTAATTTAATTCTAACATAACAATGATTAATTCAACTATTTCTGGTAATATATTTAATATGATCGTTTTTTTGGGATTGGAATATGAACTTTCTATTGTTTCTCGTGTTAATTGTGAATTGTTATTCACATAGATAATCATATATTTTATATGTATAAATGAGTCATCATTTATTACGATTTCTGATAATACCATTATTTATATCTATATAAAAAAATAAACGTATAAACTTATTTTATAAACTAAATATATAAATAAACAATATGGAATTATATAATTGGGTTAAAGAAAATTTCGTAGTTATTGTTATTATCGCCTTGATGATATATTATTTGTCATCTCAAAATACTATTCGACATACTATTCAACATTATGTTAATTTAAAAAGTGAATGTTCAAAAGAAACAATCAATGAACAACATTACGATTATGTTACAAATAAAGTCGGTCGCTTTGTACGTTAAACATTTTATATACAATAAGAATAATATATAAAATATTTACATAGTCTCAATTTAATAACGAATAACAGCGTAAATTTTCTTGCTCTTAGGTCCACCGCCAGTTAATTCCCCCTTTATCCCATGTTTTTTAAAAAATTTATGAATCATTTTCTTCATCTCATCTTCAGCGCGTGTATATGAACTCCGTGCTGATTTTTTTGTATCCTGCAATTTCTTTTTAATTTTTCCCCATTTACTTTTAATAGTATGAAATGAACCTCCCCTTAAAGATCCTTTAGGTTCAGATTTCTTAGCCTTGGACTTTTTAGAAGATTTTTTAGCTGACTTCTTGGACTTCTTGGACTTCTTGGACTTCTTAGACTTCTTAGAAGCTTTTTTAGCTGACTTCTTGGACTTCTTAGCCTTGGACTTTTTAGACTTCTTGGACTTCTTGGACTTCTTAGACTTCTTAGACTTCTTGGACTTCTTGGACTTCTTGGACTTTTTAGAAGCTTTTTTAGCTGACTTCTTGGACTTCTTAGCCTTGGACTTTTTAGAAGCTTTTTTAGCTGACTTCTTGGACTTCTTAGCCTTGGACTTTTTAGAAGCTTTTTTAGCTGACTTCTTTGACTTCTTAGCCTTGGACTTTTTAGAAGCTTTTTTAGCTGACTTCTTAGCTGACTTCTTAGCTGACTTCTTAGCTGACTTTTTAGACTTCTTAGCTGACTTCTTAGCTGACTTCTTGGACTTTTTAGCTGACTTCTTAGCTGACTTCTTAGCTGACTTCTTGGACTTCTTGGACTTCTTAGCTGACTTCTTGGACTTCTTGGACTTCTTAGACTTCTTAGACTTCTTAGACTTCTTAGACTTCTTAGACTTCTTTGACTTTTTTGCCTTAGACTTTTTAACAGATTTTTTAGACTTTTTTGCCTTAGAAGCTTTTTTAGACTTTTTTGCCTTAGAAGCTTTTTTAGACTTTTTTGCCTTAGAAGCTTTATTAATAGACTTCTTAACGGACTTTTTATCGGTGGATTTTTTTAATGCACCACCTTCTTGAATAATTTCGTTTAAAACATTATCTATATCCATTTTATATTATTACTTAACATTTTAATTTTTTCAATTATTAAAAATTAAAATTACATTTATAATTTTACAAAGGGGGCGTAATCTTCAAAGCCATCAGTGTCTTCTTCAGCTGAATATTCTACCTTGGACATATCAATTTTTCTAACTGGGAAACATTCAGCAGCAGGAGCAGCAACAGCAGGAGCAGTAACAGCAGGAGCAGTAACAGCAGGAGCAGCAACAGCAGGAGCAGCAACAGCAGGAGCAGCAACAGCAGGAGCAGCAACAGCAGGAGCAGATTCGTCAATAGAAACAGATTGTACAACAGGAGTGATCTTAACCGTTTCGCCACTTGGAGTTTCTACAACAGCTGGTGCGATTACTACTGATGGGTTTACGACGATAGGGCCTTCTGATGTATTTACAACTTTAGGTGTTACCGTGATTGTTTGTTCAGATTGAGAAACGCCATTCACAACAGGAGTGTTTTCTACTTGAGATTGTAAAACTGATGTAGCGATATTTACAGCATCTCCTGCAGTTGCAACGCTTGAAAATCCTGTAACTTCTTTTTGACTAGAAGCAGCAGGAGCTGCGCTCATATTATCCATCATTTCCCAAATTTTACCCTTAGTGAATTGGTTAACGGTAATGACAAAAGCAAGGGCGATCATGATTGAAATAGATGGACTGAATTGAGCAGTCCATAATACAAGTGATAATAAGAACAATTTGAAGAAATCATTGTTTAATAATTTGATTACGGGTTGGGGTAACATTTGAGCAAATTGAGTAACATATAGGATTAATAAAGCCTGAATTACTATAAACACAACTCCTCTAACAATTTTAGGTTTGGTTAATTGTAATAAAACCTTGTCAATCTTGGAATCAACTGTTTTTACAAATTTATTCACTCGTTCCATTTTGTTTTATTATAATATAATAAAATAAAATTATAAAAATAATATAATTTAACATTCCCCTGAATAACCCCTGAATTCAAAAGTTGTGAGGGTGATGACTTTTATTTTGCTTTAGAACTCCTTTTAGCCATGCTTTGTTTGCTTCTTCTTGGATTAGAAGTTTTTTTAACAATTTTTGATTTTAAACGTTTAGGTTTCGTTTCTTCTTCACTCATAATTTCAAACAAATTATTAAAAAAAGTTTCAGTACCTTCATCTTTAGACTTTTTAACTGACTTCTTAGCTGATTTTTTAGCTGATTTTTTAGCTGATTTTTTAGCTGATTTTTTAGCTGACTTTTTAGACTTTTTAACTGACTTCTTAGCTGATTTTTTAGCTGATTTTTTAGCTGACTTCTTAGACTTTTTAGCTGATTTTTTAGCTGACTTCTTAGACTTTTTAGACTTTTTAACTGACTTCTTAGCTGATTTTTTAGCTGACTTTTTAGCTGATTTTTTAGCTGACTTCTTAGACTTTTTAGCTGATTTTTTAGCTGACTTCTTAGACTTTTTAGACTTTTTAACTGACTTCTTAGCTGATTTTTTAGCTGACTTTTTAGCTGATTTTTTAGCTGACTTCTTAGACTTTTTAGCTGATTTTTTAGCTGACTTCTTAGACTTTTTAGCTGACTTTTTAGCTGACTTTTTAGACTTTTTAACGGACTTCTTAGCTGATTTTTTAGCTGACTTCTTAGCTGACTTTTTAGCTGATTTTTTAGCTGACTTTTTAGCTGACTTTTTAGCTGATTTTTTAGCTGACTTTTTAGCTGACTTTTTAGCTGATTTTTTAGCTGACTTTTTAGACTTTTTAGCTGACTTTTTAGCTGACTTTTTAGCTGATTTTTTAGATTTTATAACTTTAGAAGCTTTTAATGTTTTGCGTGACATTTTAATCAAATTGTCAAAAAAATCTGTAGTATTTGAATCTTCTTCTGGTGTCATTTTTTCTGGTGTTGCATCTTTTTTTAGACTTGATGGTTTTTCGCGAGCAAATTTTATGGCATCTAATGCTTCTTCCCAATTTATTTCTGAATCTGAATCTGATTCGTCATCTGACATGTAATGTTCATATTCAGTGAATGGTGGCATATCGGATTCATCATCGCTAAATTTTTCATCTAATGTAGTTGGGGAGAATGAAGGTGTATATTTATAATCCATATTATTTTATAATATTATAAAATAAAATAAATTAACAAGTTTTAAAATTTAGTCCTAAAGCACATTGATAAAAATGAATGATAAATGACTGACAAATAAAATATCAATGAATTCTGATAATACGGAAACAAATACGGAAACAAATACGGAAACGGAATTAAATCTAGATAAATATATACCTGTACATTCGGTCAGAAAATATGTTTATCAAAAGTTTTATAATTTATTAATAAAGTATACAAAAAATAGTGATAATGTTGTTATATCCTTATATGATGTACAAAAAATGGCTTTAAATTTAGAGGGAGGTGTTTTTAATCATATTATTGATATAAATAATGGTATTACTGAGTGGAATGAATTGTTTCAACATTTGTATAAATTAAAAGCATCTAATGTATATGCTAATTTAAACCCCGAAAGTTACATGAAAAATACAAATTTGATAAATCGTCTATTAAATAAAGAATTTAATGAATTCGAATTATGTTCATTGTCACCAGATAAAATATTTCCCGAAAAATTTAATGAATTAATGAAACCCTATATTGAAAAGACAAACAAAGATATGGAAATGATGAAAAAAGCACAAGATTTATCACAAATGGAAGACGGTATGCATAAATGTGGTAGATGCAAATCACGTAAGACCAGTTATTATCAGATGCAAACAAGATCAGCCGATGAACCTATGACAACTTTTGTAAATTGTCTAAATTGTAATAATAAGTGGAAATACTAATATTATATGGTTACCATAGATATCTTATTGGATTCTATAGTAGGTATTTTAATATTATACATATAATATTTTAATGATTGTGAACCCTCTACATAATTAAAGTCTTTAAATATATCAAAATTATTAATTGTTATCATATCTAATATGTTTTCATTTGCCATTTTAAGATATACAAAATTTAATTTGTCTTGTAGTAAATTAATATCATTGTAAAAGTGTGTATATAAAAATCCGGATTTAAAATAACTACTTGTATCATTGGCATAACAATCTAATTGAAAAAAACATATATAATCACTCACATTATCCCTTTCATCGTAAAAAATGAAATTATGAAATGATTTATTATTTAATATTGAATACATGTCTTGTTCAGTATGAATATCAAATAATGTATACTTTTTTTTATAAAATAAGTCAATATGTTTACATAAAACACGTGACAAATGACTCGTGATTTTATTTGAACTATTTCCATTTATATATTGATATACATGATTATGTATTGTTTCAATTTTGTAAATCCTATTTTGCGTATTTTTATAAAAATTATAGATTTGATCTAATGTTACTGTTTTAGAGCCAAAAAATCCACAATCTATTAATGGTTGTAAATGAATAGGTACATGATATAATTTCTTTTCGGAAAAGTATGGACTTTTTATTTTATCTGCAATCGTATAATACGCATTTCTTATATTATAATTAACAAGTGCGACCTCAGATAATTTACTGATGATAAGAGGAGCTATATGTAGATTACGTAATTGTTTAGTTAAACATAAAAAATCTACTTCTAAAGTATCAATTGTTTGAATAGTATCCATAGTATCCATAGTACCAATTGTTTTATTATAACATAACTTTTTCCTTTTTCCAACAACAATACCTATTGTTTTATCTAATTGGTCTATAGGATGACATTCTATAATGATGGAATTATGTAGATAATGATTAAATAAATCATACGAATACTTTACAGTAAAATATTCGTTTCCTAGATAATTATTGTTTATAAAATCAAGTATATCTATTTTTTTTTCTTTACTCAAAGAATTATTATATACAGTGAAACTTAATTTAATTTTTGATTTTTGAAATATTTGTTGAATATATTTCAACATTGTATTGTAATCATATAATATCTGTATATCTTGTGATTTAGATGGATCATTTATCTCTACTGGACCATTCAGCCAAAATGACATTGAATATAAATTTAATCTAAATTATTTTTAAATAAAAATGAATTTAGGTAAACAAAAATATATCAACAATGATTTACAAAGGGAAGTGGGAACCTTACATGAATTATATCAAGGGTGATATTATTTATGTAGATAACTTACTTAGTACAGATGTATCATACTATATTTGTTCTATTGAGCATGAATCAAATGATTTGACGTATCCATCATATGAAGATATATACTGGGTTCATATTCATAATGATTTTTTTGTATTGATTCATACTAATTGGTACAATAAACGTTCTAATACGGATACAACAAATTATACAAAGTGTCTCATGCCAAACTGCGATGAAATAGCTGAATATGGTTCATTCAGTGCTCTATATTGTACTATACATAAAGATATTTCGAATGGAATGAATTATATGGGTCCATCTACTGATAATCAAGTAATTACTAAAAAAACGGATTTGATTAGCATACTTAGTACTTCAGGAATAATTAACGCAACGGTTAATGGATCCAATACTACCAATTCTACCAATGCCATCAATACTACCAATACTACTAATACTACTAATACTACTAATTCTACCAATACTACAAATACTACCAATGCGACCAATGCGACCGATTCTACCAATGCTATCAATGATAATGCTGTCAAGATAAAGAGTGCAAACACATTAAAATTATCTCCAGAAGAAACAATCCAGCGTAGAAATGAACGTAAATTAAAAAGAAAATTGGATTTGATAGAAAGTGAATTAGAGGAACATAAAAATAAAAAGACAAAATTTATGCATTTAGGTGAACTAGCCAAAAATGCGTCGTTTAGAGATAAAATTAAATTGTTACCAATAGATAATGATACTAAGCTATTTTTGTTAGATAAATATGATAATTTAAAAAAATCTAGCGACAGCGAATATACAAAGGGAATGAAATGGCTGAAATCTGTGATGGCTATTCCATTTGGTAATTACAAGCCTTTTAAAGTTGGTTACGATGATTCTACAGCAGAAATAAATAGTTACTTCAAACATGTTAAAGAATGTTTAGATGAAAATATTTATGGTTTAGAAAAGGTAAAAGAAGAAATTCTTGAATTTATAGCTCGTAAGGTTGTAAATCCGAATGGTAAAGGTAAAGTTTTAGCATTACATTCTGCCGCCGGATGTGGCAAGTGCTTTGAAAAGAATACACCTATATTAATGTATGATGGGACTATTAAAAATGTACAAGATGTTAAAGTGAACGAATTACTAATGGGTGATGATAGCAAGCCTAGAAAGGTATTAGCTTTAGGTAAAGGAAGAGATATTATGTATAAAATAACGAACACAAAGGGTGAAAGTTATACGGTTAATTCTGAACATATACTTTGTTTAAAGTATTCAAATAATAAAAATATCTATAACGATAAAAGAAATAATATGTTTAGAGTTTATTGGTTTAATTCCAATGAAATAAAACTCAATAATACATATTTTAGTTATAAAGATAAGGATGTAAATATAGTTTTGAAAGAAGCGTTACAATATTTTAATACTATTAAAGAAGATAAAATATGTGAAATATCGGTTAAAAAATATTTAGAATTGCCAAAATATATTAAAAAGTATTTAAAGGGGTATTCTGTACCAATTGAGTTTGAAGAAAAGGAGTTGGAGTTTGATCCATATATATTGGGTATCTGGTTAGGTGATGGTAGTCATGCCACTAGTGAAATAACTTGTCAAGATTCGGCTATTTTGAAATATATGTCTAAAACATTACCGAAATATAATTGCCATTTAAAATATCAAAATACGATTAGATATCGGATTAATGGGATAAATGGGAATAATAAAATGTTAAATGTACTTAAAAAATATAATTTGATAAAAAATAAACATATTCCCCATATTTACAAATGTAATTCACGACAAAATAGATTAAAATTATTAGCAGGATTGTTGGATTCTAATGGATATCTGAATCATACTAAATCTGGTTACGAGTTTACTCAATCTGCTGAACATGAACAGATAATTGATGATATAGTTTATCTTGCGCGTAGTTTAGGATTTGGATGTTATAAGCGTCTAAAGAGAACAAGTTGGGTATATAAAGATGTAAAGAAATATGGAAAAGCATGGAGAATTTGTATTAGCGGAGAAGGTCTGGAAGAAATTCCTGTTTTATGTTCTAGAAAGAAGGCTAATCATAGAAAACAGATAAAAGATGTATTAGTATCTGGAATTACTGTAGAAGAACTCAAAGAAGATGATTATTATGGATTTATGATAGATGGAAATGAAAGATTTGTATTAGGTAATTTTATAGTAACTCATAATACGAAGATTATTCATTCATTATCCAAGGCATTGAGTCTACCATTTCATCAAATTAATTTTGGTGGATTAAACGATGTATCTGTATTGAATGGTCATTCTGAGACATATGTTGGATCTAAGCCTGGAAAGATAGTTGAAATTCTATCAAAATCCGGTTGTATGAATCCAATTATTTACCTTGATGAGATTGATAAAATAGCTGATAGAAAAGAGATTGAAATAAATGGAATATTAACTCATCTATTAGACGAAGAACAAAATAGCAAATATCAAGATCAATATTTATCTAATGTAAATATAGATTTAAGTAAGGTATTTTTCGTTATTGCGTTCAATGATATTGATAAAATCAATCCTATTGTAAAAGATCGTCTAGATATCATTCATATTGATAGTCCTTCTATAGAAGATAAGATTATTATTGCTAAAGATAAATTAGTTCCAGATATATTAAAAACGTTAAACATAAAACCATCCTATTCTTTAGTCTTACCAGATGAATTGATAGAATATATTATCTATTCTAAAACAAAAGAAGGTGGTGTAAGAGAATTGAAAAAATGCCTTGAAAAGGTATTCAATAAATTAAATTATTATTTGTTGTTAGAAAAAACAGAATATTTAACAATTGAAAAAACAAAAAGACGAGTTTCTACAGTTCATATTACTAAATCATTCATTGATAATACACTTGAAACTCATAGTAGTAATGAACAATATAATCATATGTACATATAATCAATTAATCAAAATAAGAAACATAACTACAAATATAAGTAATACTCCTAGATAATTATGACGATTTTCTTTTTTTATTATGTACACAATATGTTCTCTCCATTTTTTATCTTCTGGTTTTTCATATATATCATCAAAAAATCCCATAATTGAATTTGAAAATTCTTTATTAAATTTAGTAAATCCAATTGTGTATTTAGATTTTTTTATTTCTTGTTTGTCTTTTGATGCATATTCGTTTAAAAATTCGTTGGTTGTCATATCGGCTTTGTTTTGTTGAAGTATGGGAATCGGATTTTGGACTACTTCTGTTGATGACATATATTATTACACTGAAAATAATTATTCTAATTTAAAAATAATTATTTAATATAATAATACACGAATGAATTTTTCAGATTTTCTCGCTCAAAAGATTACGAATGATATTCAAACTCCTAAAATTAAAAAATCCAGTGCAATAAAATCTGAAACAGGAACACGGAAAAAACCTACTCAAACTCTTATTCCTACACAAAATCTTAATAAAACGGCGCAAAACTCACATATACCTCAAACCTCACATACACATGGATATTTTAGGCCTGTATTCAGAAAAGGTGATTTTATAAAAATTGTAAGAATGGAAAATTCTATACATAATGTTTATAAAGGATATTATGGAGAAATACTAGAATATGATAAAAATAGTGATTATGCACTTGTTATTTTAGATGCTAAACATTCACATGCTCCCATAAAGTGTCATATAAATCATTTACAAAAACGACATAATTAAACGTTAAAAATGATTTTTTTATTTGTATTTATTAAATAAGTATGAATAAAGAAATAACAAGACGTTTTATGAAATTTTCATTTGACTATATTTTTTACCCTATAGTCTATCCATTACTTAAAAATAGTATATCTATATATCTATATATTAATGAGTATTTTTGTAATAATAAAACACCTTTGGTAAATCTAAATAAAAGTGTGTTTGGATTATTAGAATATGATATACAAAATAATAATACAAAAACTAATATTTATTTAATAGAACCCTACAATATTACTACACATGGTGATTTAGTACAACGAACAATATCCATTAAAAATAAAATTAATCATGTTTGTTTAGTTCGGTTATGTGAATTATGTAATTCATGTGAAACATGTAAACAAATAGATTCAGAATTTTGTGAATTTTGTAATAATTGTGAATCTGATATAGTGTTGTTAGATGATATAACAGATGAATTAAAAAAATATGCATATTATATAGATATTGATTCCCATAATATACGATTAACTAAGAATATGTTAGAACATGTTGTAAAAAATATAAAAAATGTTACATATAAAGAATTAAATTTCAATTCGTCATCTATTTTATTTTATATAAATGATGATACATCATATGAATTAATCAATTATAAATTAAGAATACATGATGTTGTATCATAACCAATTTGAATTAATTTTAATTTTTCTTTTTTAGATAGTGAAAAATTAATAGTATTAATATCAGTTTTAATTTCTATATACTGAATATGACCAGGGTTCACTATATTTTTTCTTTTAAAAAGACAACGAAAAACTTTATATATATATTGTTCCAATGAGACAATTTTAGTTACATAATCATTATGTGTTTTACAATTTATTGCAATTGTTGTGGGTATTTTTTGTGTAGCTATAAGATCAATAGGGCAATTATGCAATAATGCTGCATCTATATATATTTCATTGTCATATCTTTCAACAGTAAATAAAAATGGAATAGATATTGCCATTCTTATCGCATGAATTACACTTAAATTTGGAGAATGCATATGATTAAAAACACTTAGCGAACATGTAGTCAAATTGGTTGTTATTGTATTAAATGTAATACGTGTTTTTTCAAATAATTCACTAAATGTAATTTCTGGATCTAGAGATTTTTTTATCGTTAATTCTTTAATCCATTTTATTATGTTTTTACCAGAATCTATACCATAATGGTTGATAAAATTACCAAGCTTTACATCTTTGCATTCTTTAAAATTTTTATTTAATACTATTTCCTTCATTTCATCTGTCGTATAACCTATAATATACAAAAATGCAATGATACATCCACCTGAAACAGCGAAAATTTCAGAAATATTTAAATTTATAGTTTGTTGTGCATGCAATTCACATAATTTTTTTAGTACTCCTATATATGAAACTGTTTTCACCCCCCCTCCACCTAATAATAAAGTACGGATCTCGATTCCACATCTCAATTCTTCAGGTCCGTCTGGATCAGATCCAACCCCCAATTCTTCAGGTCCGTCTGGATCAGATCCAACCCCCAATTCTTCAGGTCCGTCTGGATCAGATCCAACCCCCAATTCTTCAGGTCCGTCTGGATCAGAACCAACCCCCAATTCTTCAGGTCCGTCTGGTACGGAGTTAATGTCATTTTGTGCGCAATTGTGGTTCATAATACATATACTTGGATATTAATAAATTAATTATAACGATTCGTTTTTATTATATAACTTTTTTATGACATATATATAAATGAATGCTCTAGAATGTATTATATATCAATCTGGTACGATACTGAGTTATAATAGTATATTAAAGTCGTTTTTAAAAATGGTGAATACAAATGATAGTCAGGATAGGACATATTTTTCATTAAAACAAAATATAGATATCAATAATTTAAATCATGTTCAAAAAATGCAATTAAGTTATAATTTATCAAAAGCTGACATCGCAAATTATAGACATTATAACTTTATTCATGCAATACGAAAATTATGTATAAATGATTTAAGCATGAATGCTAATCAACCGTTTGTAGATCCTATACAACATAAAATTAATATGTATCCAGAACTAAAAAAACGTCCCACGCGTGAATTGATATGTAATGGAAATATTTATAATTATTCTAATTTACTAGAGTTAAATAAATTTACAGATAGAGATTTGCAATCAACGTGTGATACCGAAATCATATTACCATTGTATATAAAATATTTAGAATCTTCTGAATATCAAAGTATATCTGCATTAAATTCTCTTTTGGCAGATTTGAATGGTGATTTTACATTTGTATTGTCTGAAAATATTGAGACATATTTATTAAGATCTTTGAATAATTTCGTTATAAGAGATATTATGGGTGTTTCACCTCTCTATGTTGTCACAAGTCCGAATAATGAGTTTATCTTTTTTGTTTCTCAATTAAAGGGAATACCGGATTATATATTAAAACGTCCAGAATATATTATATCTCATGTACCGATTGGATCTTATTGGTCTTTCCAGACTAATTTTAATAATGTATTAAATATGTCTCAGCCAATATTTACGTCATATTATTCGTTAACACCTTTTTCAGATATAAATAATTGTACCATTAAATCTACTGATCCTGATACTATAGCCACAATTTATGATGATATAAAGCGAATTGTCACTGAATCAGTATTATTACGTTTTTGTTCTTCGCAGCAACCTGTTGGAATATTGTTATCTGGTGGTTTTAATAGTTGTCTTATAACAGAAGTGATATGTCACTATTTAAATACGGCAGATTTATCAAATAAGGAAATTACATTATTTACTGTCGGTGACCAATTGAATTCTCCAATTGATTTAGATGTAACAATTGCTACATCTTTTATAGAACATTTATCTAATCTATATAAAAATATAATAATACATCATCATAAAATATATATAAATGAAATTGAAATATTAACAAATGACATTGTGACCACAATAACACAATTAGAATCGTTTGATACCCGTACTGTAAGAGAGGCTATTCCTTATTATTATTTATGTCAATATATTTCACAAAATACAAATGTTAAAGTTTTAATATCTGGCGAAGGTTTAAATGAATTATTAGGTGATACATCTGCATTTGATGATACGTCTACATTTGATGACGTAGAATTTCAATCTAAATCGGTTTACTTGTTACAAAATATGTATAAATATAATTTAGGTAGGGCCACGAAAATAGCATCTTATTTTAATTTAGATACCAGATTTCCATTTTTAGATAAGAATGTACTGGAATATTTTTTACAATTGCACCCAAAATTAAAAAGAGCACAATACTATATTGACTCTGATGCCCCAATAAAAAAATATATTGTTAGAAAAGCCTTTGAAGATAGAATTCCTAGTAGTATAACATGGAGACGAAATAGTGATATTATAAATTCTCTTACTAATTTTGAATTAAGATTGACACATTTTTTTAATACTATGATGTCTGATGTAGAGTATAATACTATTTTAAATTATTTAGTAAAACAAAATAATATTAAACATAATTTACCTTCAACAAAAGAAGAAGCATTTTATAGAAATACATTTGAAACAATTTATATGAATAAATCTTATTTAGTATAATTTTCGTTGGCTTATTATCTGTAATAAGGCTTGAATTGAGCACTCGCGTGTGCTCTAAAATTTTCAATAACTGGAGCAGCGGTAGTAACAACTGGAGCAGCGGTAGTAACAACTGGAGCAGCGGTAGTAACAACTGGAGCAGCGGTAGTAACAACTGGAGCAGCGGTAGTAACAACTGGAGCAGCGGTAGTAACAACTGGAGCAGCGGCTACAACTGGTTCAGCATTAGAAGCAACAACTGGAGCAGCGGTAGTAACAACTGGAGCAGCGGTAGTAACAACTGGAGCAGCGGTAGTAACAACTGGAGCAGCGGTAGTAACAACTGGAGCAGCGGTAGTAACAACTGGAGCAGTGGTAGCCTTCGTACATGCGATTTCTTTTATATAATCAAACTTGAGATATACTAAACCAACAGAAACCAATAATACGATAATCACATACATCCACATTTTTTATGTATTAAAACAATAAAAAAAAATTTACGTTTATATATTTTATAATATTTCTTAATTAATATTATAACATGAACTTTTTAAATGATCTATTTAATAACTTATTTGTAGATACTTCAGTTAAACAAAGAAAAATATATGAAAAAAATAAAAAAGAATATGTAAAAAATACTATATTATCCGAAATGGATTCGACTGAAGATGCGTTTGTTAAAGAAACATTAATACCCACAATTAAAGTCCAAGAAGATCAAGCAGTCCAAGAAGATCAAGCAGTCCAAGAAGATCAAACAGTCCAAGAAGATCAAACAGTTCAAGAAGATCAAAAAGTTCAAAAAGTCCAAGAAGATCAAAAAGTTCAAGAAGATCAAAAAGTTCAAAAAGTCCAAGAAGATCAAGAAGAAGATCAAGAAGATCAAGAAGATCAAGAAGATCAAGAAGAAGATCAAGAAGAAGATCAAGAAGATCAAGAAGAAGATCAAGAAGAAGATCAAGAAGAAGATCAAGAAGATCAAGAAGAAGATCAAGAAGAAGATCAAGAAGAAGATCAAGAAGATCAAAAAGTCCGAAAGTTAAGAGAAGAAAATAATGATATTAAGAAATTGTGTATGAAGCCAGATAAGTTAATCGCAAATCATTTTATGATAGTCAATTTAGACTTTAATGATATCTTGGATTCATTGAATATTGTGTTAGATAAAATATCAAATATGAGTAATATAACTGAAAAATATACTACAAAATTAAATGTATTTAGTTATCCTGAAAATAGTAAATATTTTAAACGATTATTATTAGAACATTCTACTAATTATTTTATTGATTTAAATATCAATGTAAAATTGTCCCAGAAAGAATATGCATATGAAGCCTTTAAAGAATCTTCAAAAAAGAATATAATCATTATAGATTTTGATTTCTTTGAAGATTTAGAATATATTAGTAAATTATCTAAATTACCGAATGTACAATTAGTGTTATTAAATTCTGTGTATGACAATTCGTTTGATTTATATAAATTAATGAATAATGTCATTGTAATGCATACAAAAGAAAGAAGAAAATATGAAAGAAAATTTTATTCTAAATTTGTTAAGAAAATAGATACGATAAACGAAGTAGAATATTATAATATAAATCATTCGCATTTAGTGTATAAAAACAAAAAATTATGTTATATTTAGTATACTAGTATACAAAAACAGTTTAGTTAACGTGTGTAATCTAAAAATTTACCAGATAAAGAATATTTGTAACCGTGAATGATTATTTTGTTATATGTAACTAAATCGTGACACTTTTTACATAAAATAGCTAAATTAAATAAAGAATTCTTATGAAAATGATCATCGTTTACTTTACCATTAGTATCGGTATCACATTGTGGTGAAATATGATGTGTTTCTAACTGTTTTGTAGAGTTGCATATTTCACAATGGTCTACTATTTTTTTCTTATTATATACGCTTTTTTTTGTAGAAAGAACAGAGTTTTTATTTTGAATCAACTGATTTCTAATTTCAAATGCTTTATCTATAAAAGATGTATCATTTAAAATTGCTTTAGATATTTCAATACCATACAATTCGCTACCACTTCCATTTTTCATAATACGATCAAAAATAATATTATGTTGTTTAATAGAAACACTTAGATGACATATTTTAAAACGTTTGTGATCAATTAAATATATTATTTCTGGTATGGTTTGAATATTATGTAAATGAGTTGTGAAAAAGAATTTTGTATGCGTTTGAACAAGTTGTATAATCGTGGAGCAAACGATACCTATAGCACTATGATTTTCCGTACCTTTACATAATTCGTCTGACAAGACAATCGTATTTGGGCCAGCACAATTCAAGATGCGTTTTAGTCCTAGCATTTCTACTATAAAACTGGATTTGTTTTTAAAAATATCGTCTGTTAAATCAACTTGGGATATCATCGTATTGAATGGGTAATATACGAATGATTCACATGGTACATAAAGACCAGATTGTGCCAAAACAATAGAAATTCCTATGGAACGTAGTAAAGTGCTTTTTCCTGCTGCATTAATACCATATAATAATATTCCTAGGTTATCCGATGATAATGTGACATCATTGGGTACACAATATACACCCGTTTTTTCTACTATAGGATGCCAGATTTTTGTGGCTTCAAAGAATGATTTATTATCATATTTATTTAATATTTCTGGTTTGCAGAAATTATATAATTCCTTACATTTCACATTACTATAAATAATATCTATTAATTCTATAAAATATTTCAATTGTGTGAACAATGTACTATATTGTGTGTAATAATTTGTTATTTTTGCAATGTAATGACATTTTATTTTTTTAATAAACAAATTGGAATAATTGATCAATTCTTTTGATAATTTTGTTAACTCGTGAGATGTGAATTTACAAGTATTTGTATTTGTTCTAAGTTGAAATGAGTCTGGTCTATTTTTATCTGCCAATTTTTTCAATAGTAATTGATAACGGATTTTAGTACATGTTAATTGAAAACCTTCCTGGTCCGTATAATATATTTTTATAAATTCTGTGTTAGAACCACTACCTACATTAATTAAATCGTCATATTCCTTACGAATATATTCTATTTTATCTTGGATAAGTGATAATTTATTTTGGATTTCATCTAACTCATCTACAACTCCTACATTAAAAAAAGAACGTAATCTAGTATCATCAACACTTAAATTAGTGTTATTTAAATTAAAATAATTCATTTCATTCAAATTAAATATAGAATGATAGTCCTGGATATAAGACTGTAACAAATGTTTGTTAAATAAAGAACATATGTTATCATATAATAATGGTGTATTGTCCTTGTATTCTTCAAAAAAGGATAGAATGTCTAATAGAACATGGTAATTTTTATCCAACTTTTTAAATTCAAATGGATGCAATGCATTTAAACTCATTTTACGATGATAATATTCAATGTCATTTATCTTGTCTAATAATGAACCTAAACTATTTAAATTTTTTAATTGTGATAATTCTTCGATGTATTGATAACGTTTTGATATTTCATCTACATTATTGAATGGTCGAGATAAGATGTGTTTTAAAGCTCTTTTACCAATCACTGTTTTAGTGTGATTAATAATATCAAATAAACTAAATGTATGAGAGTTTTTTTGTTTAGAATGATTAGAAAACAAATTAAGCTGATTCGTAGTATTTAACTCTAATACAAGACAATTATCTAATTCATGAATTATCGTTGGAATATTTAAATTTAATATATAACTTTTGTCATGTTTAGCAATAAAATCTAATAACAGCATCAGATTGATTACACTTAATTGCATTTTATCTAATTCCATGTATTCAATTGGTTGTAATAGTCCAAAATCAATGTGTTTAAACACATTATGTAAATATTCATTTTGAAAATTTGGTCGAATATAATTTTTATACACATTATCATTTTTTGTATCTATAAATTTTATCATATTTGTATATTGTTTTAATTTAATAATGATATCTTCTATCATTGTATTCAATTTGTCTATAAAATGTATATAAATGTTAATTTCATTCGGTGAATAACGTTGCATAATTCTATTTATTTCTTCTAATGCATGGGATACTTCGAAACAATTCTCACTTATTTCCATTGTATTTGTAGAATTGTTGAAATAACATATTGATACAATTATAGTTTGTTTATCATTTTTCATTTGCGGAAGTGGTTCTATGAGAATATTGATTAAATTTTGTTGATCAGAATTATAAGAGGATTCATCAATTGGAGGTAAACTAGGTGAATATATATGTGTGATTCCCCTTTTTACGAGATTTTCTTTTTTATTAGTTGATTCTTCAAGTTGTTCTACGACTACAACTGTATAATTTGCTTCTAATAACATTTGACAATATTTAGGTAAGTAAGAAATTGTAAACCCACAAAAATCGGGGAATGAACGATTACTTGACTTATTAGCCTTCAAGATTTTGTTCTTATTAGAATATAAAATATGTAGAATCTCTGAAACTTTATCAGCATTACCCAAATTTTCAGATTCTATGCGATAACATTCAAAAAATGAACCTACTTGGAATAATATTGCAGTATTTTCTCCATATTCTTTTATTTTATCAACATATATATTAAAGTATTCATCTATCATTGAATGTACACTCTTTGTCATTTTTATTTTTTTTGTTAATTACCTTTAAATAACTTTATTTTATTTTTTTATTTTATTTTGTTTTATTATAATAATATGGATACACTTAAGGGAATGAGAATTACGGCACAGTCAGCAATTGACAAACTTCTATCAAATGGAATTGTTATGGGAGTTGTGAAAATATTTTTAACGATGTACATTGTAAGAATTGCCCCCGAACCGCCAGTATATATTACTGCACTTTTTCAGAATGCATTCTTTAAAATGTTTGCCATCGCTTTGATTGCCTATTTATCTGAAGTAGATTTCCAATTGGCAATTCTTCTAGGTATCGTATTTGTTATTGGTATGAATGTTTTGTCTGGAAGACAAGCTTTGGAATCCTTCGATAATTCAAATGTTTATGCTGAACAGCCTCAAGAATGGATTGGTGATTTTTCAAAAGTAACTACATTATTAGGACAACCTACTGAATTAGGAGTCGTTCCTATGGAATCCAAGACTGATAATTATCCTGGTTGTATGTCTATTACTATGGCTGATTTACTTAAAGTCTTTGAAGGCGATGCCATGAAATTACAAACGCATGTAGAAATTGCATACCAAGATTTGATGAATCTAATGACGGATACGGATGCTAAAGTAAGACTTCAAAAGATTGCTGCGGCTGCTGGATTAAATAGCAATGTTCCATTTACCGATGCTAACGCACCTTATATTGCGACTCTTTTACTTAATAGAGGATACAAAATTAGCGAATCTTGCCAAGCACCTAATTAATTAATTATTAATGTATTTTATTTATATTAAAATATAAAATATAAATATAATCAAATAAAAATGATTCAATTATGAATCTTAGATTTAATCAACAAATACGGAATGAAGTTTTTAATCAAGCCTATTGATGATAGTGTAAAGGGAATGTATACAAATCATTCCACGTATCATGAAGGAGACAGTGGACTTGATTTGTTTATTGTAGCAGACGAAACAATCCCAGCTGGCGAAACAAGATTAGTTGATCTTGGTATTAGTTGTCAGTTAAAAGGAATGCTAAATGGCAAAGTAAAATATTATAGTTATAACATGTATTCACGATCATCTATTTCTAAAACTCCTCTTAGACTTGCAAATGGCGTAGGCTTATGTGATGCAGGATATTTAGGACCATTAAAGGCAGCATTACATAATACAGGAAAAACAGATTATACAGTTAAAAAAGGTGAAAGATATGTTCAATTAGCACGTCCAGATCTTGAAGAAGTATCTTTTGAATTAGTACAAGACTTTAATAGAAATACTACAAGAGGATCGGGTGGATTTGGATCAACTTAACTATAATAAAATGAAAATAATCTTCATCATCTAAATTATCATGAATATGTCATATTTTTGTCAGTTGTGTTTTGTCAATGATTATTTCATAGAGTTTGATGACAGAGATTATCCAAAACCTGATTATATTAAATCTATTCATTATAATTATGTTATTAATCCCAATTGTTATAATCCCATACGTATTTGTTATGATTGTTTACTTGATAAAGTTTACAAATGTGATACAGAATTAAAATATAAAGTATTACAGGAATTAATGTATGTTATGTCTATTAAAAAGATACAATCGTGGTGGATAAATACTATATATAATATTAGTAACAAAATGGGGAAAAAATTTATATATAATCATATTTCAAGTCATTCTAAAATGTATTTCAATATATGATAATCTAATCAATGACAAATAACCATAAAAAATAGTTTATATTAAAAAATTTATTTATTTTGTAATGTTAATGTACAAAGAATTATTAGCGACTTTGATTATAAATGGGTTCACAACATTCATGTACTATTATGTAATAAACGAATTTGAAAATCGTTTTATTAAATCTGAAACAGTGTTACTAAATAAAATAAAAAATTTACATGAAGAATTAGCTGATTTAAAAATATATGTAGAAAATTTAGAACAAGATTTAAAACAAACAAATCAAGATACAAAGGATCTTAAACAATCTAACATCTTTTTGAATAAAAATTTAGAAAATTATATTAATGTTAATTATGATACAGTTTAATTCAAAATTTATAAAATAGTATTTATAAATTTTACACAATTTTTATATATTTTTTACATTTCGCCGTTACGATTTAGATATACAAATAGATTAGATGTATCTGAAGGATTATGATTAATTGTATCATTTGTTGCCGTTTTCAATAAAACATGTTTTAAACTTTTCATATTTGCTTCAGGATATAAATCAATAAGATGATTTAAGACTCCTACTGTAGCAGGGCAAGCCATAGAGGTTCCACTGTATACCGCTGTTTGTTCATTTGGAGTCGTGCTTTCAATGTTTACACCAGGTGCATAAATATCTGCACATTCTCCCCAATTACTAAAATATGCTCGTTTATCATATTTATCTGAAGCCATTACTGTGATAATTTCTTCTACACTCGCAGGACTTACATTACATGCATCTTGATTTTCATTACCTGCCGCAACTGTAATATAAAATGTATCACTCCTTTTCACAATACTTGAAATTAAATGATTTAATGCACGTGAATAACCCCCCCCTAGAGACATACTAATAATACCCCTTACCTTTTTTTCAGGAAATTCTTCTTCTCGCTTGAGATGAGTCTTGAAAGCAAATTCAATTCCTTTCATCACTCCAGAATTTGTACCTGAACCTCTGCAATCTAATACTTTTATGGCAAATAAATTTGCATCCTTACAAACACCATAAGTTTTACTACCAATAATACCCGCACAATGAGTACCATGTGAATTACAATCCGTATCTAAATCATCTGCAAAATTCGCTAACCAAGTTGCACGTCCTTCAAACTCAGAATGTGATACATCGATACCAGTATCAACAACATATGTAGAAATATCCACGTCGTTTTTATGACAGCTCCCAGATTCAGAATATTCATAACTATTTGTTAACGGTAAACTTTTTTTGTCAATACGATCAAGATGCCATGGGAATTCGCTTTTTTTTTGTGTACTGTTATGAATAGACATAATTTGATCATATTCAATGTAAAAATGATCTATCAAAGTTTTTTCAAAAATTGTATACACTTCTTCACTTAACTTATAAAATGAGACATCTTCTAATTCCACAATCGGCTCAAGAAATGTAAAGTAATCCATATTAATACTCATATTTTCATCCTTCGGAAATAAAATATAATCAGCTTTCGTTAACCAACATAAAACACTAATAATACATAACTTCCACATATTATTTATACCATTAAAATATTATTGTTTTTAAATAAAAGAAATTTTTATTATTAAAATAATATTTTTATTAGAAAAATTATTTTATGGAAATATAGTATAGTACAAATGTCTATAGAAAGTTTTTTAGGATCACTTTTCACACAAAATGGTGGAGCTGCTGTGAATAGAAGCAAAAACAGTCCACGAATTCCTGCTAAATTTGCTATCGCTGGTCAAAAACGTAAAGGACGTGACGGTAAAATGTATCAAGCCGTAAAAAAAGGAGATCGTCTTGTATGGAGACGATGTAAAGGAGACTGTCTTAAAAGTAAGGTACAAGGACCACTCCCAAAATCTGATGACTATATTGAAAAGGAAGGAAAACCATCACTTGATGACATGGAACCTTTTTCATATATGATTCCTGAGGATCAAATTGGTTTAGGTAAGAAGTCAGCTAAAAAGTCTGCTAAAAAGTCTGCCAAGAAGTCTGCTAAAAAGTCTGCCAAAAAGTCTGCCAAGAAGTCTGCTAAAAAGTCTGCCAAAAAGTCCGCCAAAAAGTCAGCCAAAAAGTCTGCCAAAAAGTCAGCCAAAAAGTCCGCTAAAAAGTCAGCCAAAAAGTCAGCCAAAAAGTCCGCTAAAAAGTCAGCCAAGAAGTCAGCCAAGAAGTCTGCCAAGAAGTCCAAGAAGTCCAAGAAGTCTGCCAAAAAGTCAGCTAAAAAGTCCAAGAAGTCCAAGAAGTCCAAGAAGTCCAAAAAGTCCAAGAAGTCCGCTAAAAAGTCAGCCAAAAAGTCCAAGAAGTCAGCCAAGAAATCTGCCAAAAAGTCCGCTAAAAAGTCAGCCAAAAAGTCCGCTAAAAAGTCCGCCAAGAAGTCAGCCAAGAAGTCCAAGAAGTCTGCCAAGAAGTCTGCCAAAAAGTCAGCTAAAAAGTCCAAGAAGTCCAAGAAGTCCAAGAAGTCTGCCAAGAAGTCTGCCAAAAAGTCAGCTAAAAAGTCCAAGAAGTCCAAGAAGTCCAAAAAGTCCAAGAAGTCTGCCAAGAAGGCTTCTAAAAAGTCAGCTAAAAAGTCCAAGAAGTCCAAGAAGTCCAAGAAGTCCAAGAAGTCCAAAAAGTCCAAGAAGTCTGCCAAGAAGGCTTCTAAAAAGTCCAAGAAGTCCAAGAAGGCTTCTAAAAAGTCAGCCAAAAAGTCTAAGAAGTCGGCCAAGAAGTCAGCTAAGAAGTCAGCCAAGAAGTCAGCTAAGAAGTCAGCCAAGAAGTCAGCTAAAAAAGCTTCTAAGAAGTCAATGAAAGGTGGTTCTATTAAGGGAAGTTTAAAAAAGTTGGGTAATAAACTAAGACAAAGCTTAAGAAAACTCAAGTCCAAGTGGTAATTATATGTAAACTTAAATTAATTGTAAAAAATTAAAATTAATTTAAATGCTTTATATAATATGGATATTGTGGAGTTATTTACGGCAAACACAAATGATTCTTTTAAAACTGAGTTAAAATTTAAGGTATGTATGATCATTATTATAGTATTATTTATATTTACAAGAATATTTTATAATACAGACGTTTTAAAAGGCATATTCGTTATATTAGTATTAGGGTTTGGTGTGTATTTATCTGGTTTATATATAAATGTGGTAGACGAGGATATAAATAATCAAAATAAAATTATAGATTATAAATTAAATAGTTTACAAGAAAAAGTATATGATTTTATAAAATATAAAATAGATTTAACGAATAATACAAAAGATCAAACATCAAAAGATATGACTAAGAAAGATACAACTATATTATTTAAAAAGAATGAGTTGAATAGTTTGTATATAGATGCGAATGTCATAGTATTTTTATACAGTATAATAAAACTATATGAATATAATAAATATGAATTTTACTTGTTATTAAAGGGGACGAATAATATTTTAAAGATTAGGAGAGAAATTGAAGAATATTATAATTCAAATGGTAAGCATATGCAAAATATACAAGAAATGTTTGAGATAGCTTTACAATTAAAAACGAATTGTATGAATAATATGCATAATTTTATTTATTCAGTGCCTAAAATGAAAATTATGTATAATTATTTAGAAGATTGTATTGTTGCATATAATACATTAATGACAAATAATTTAGATAAAATACATGTATATGTGAATGAATATATTAAAGAAACGGGTATAAATACACAAACGAGATTTATATCATATAAACAGACAAAACCCTTTGATGAAATTTCAAATTATAGTATTATACCAAATAAGACATCAAATAAAAAACTCATAGATTTGTATGTATAATTAAAAGTTAATTTGTGATGGCTTTGAATTTAAATACGAGTGATTCAAAACCAGGATAATTAGGAGACGTGTATTGAATTTGTCCCAATGATGTAATAGTAAAATCAACTATGGAATCTCCAACGTATGCTGATACTATTTGCCAAGTAGAGTTTTTATTTACACCGCGTATATGATAATTGCTATACATATTTCCATTTGTAGTCAATAATTTTGCACTTAAATAGACATCAAAGCCCCATGCATCATTTGTAAAAGAGAGTCCCGAAATGTTAGAAGGAATACTTGTATTATTGGCTGCAGTAAATGATGTTGTACGAAGAATATCATTACTGTTGGGTGTTATATTAACGCCATTGACATTGATACCTGTCCCTACATATAAGCTTTTACTAATAGCCACGCCACCTGCTACTGTTAAGGATCCACCAGACGTAACACTGGTTGTATCTGTTGTATTATTAATAGATAAACCACCAGAAGTTAATACTATGGCTCCTTCAGTTGCACTTGTAGAAGATTGTGTGGATACGACAGTCGCATTAGAGAAATAAATGGGTAAATGATCAGTTACATTAACTGTAGTAATATTTTGATCTGTTAAACTAGAAACAAATTCAAAACGATTATTCGTCTCATTATAAATCATTCCAACATATGGTTTATTGTAAATGGATACATGATCATTCATCGAAGGATTCTGAGTTGTCCAAGGAGAACTGATAGTTGCTATTCTAGTTGCACCGACGTAATTTGTGATTAAACGAATTTGATTAATACTAAATCCTGAAGATACTTTAATCCACATGTTTGTATAGGCATTGTTTACTGGACTTGCACCAGAACTTAATTTTATTTGCGTTGAAGTAATACCGGATTGATTGGGTAATATATCTGTAAATGAAGGTGTATCTGCTACTACATCACCTGATGCACTATCATTGTCAGTTTGATAACGTTGAATGAATAATCCTGCATCCTTTGAACCATCAGGGCCAGAATTAAGCACTAGTACATTATCGGATATATTTACATTAGTTGATTCAATAGATGATGTTGTGCCATTTACCGTAAGATTTCCTTGAATAATTGTATTTCCGCCAATATTAACATTTTTATATACCGATAATCCACCTTGAATCATCAAGGCACCATGACTAATATCTGAACTTTCAGATGTACTATATAGTACAACATCTCCGCCTACTAAAAGTTGTTTTTGTATAGACATTCCACCAAAAGATGTAAAAGAACCACCATTATTTAAAGTAGTAGCATCTGTCGTAGTTTGTATAGTTAATCCACCAGCAATAACTAACGAACCAGTATTAATATCTGATGAATTTATAGTATTGTTTAATTTGATAATACCGGATGCATTTGCAATTTCTAGAGTTTTTTCTAATAATATCCCACTTGCATTATATCTAGAAATACCTAAATTATTAGATGATAAATCTCTATCAATACTAAATCTTTTAACATTAAAGTTATCATGAAATAATATGAGATTACTTTCTGTGCCATGATAATGTGTTAGATGTAAGTTTGAAATACCATAATTATATACATCTCCTCCTATATACACATCTTTGGCAATACTTGCTCCTCCTGGTGTTAAAAAAGTTCCTCCATCTAATAAATTATTAGCATTTGCATCACTTTGTATAGTAATTCCACCAAAAGTGAGTAAACAACCTGTAGAATAATTAATTGAATTATCTGTTGCTGTTATAGTAACGTATGCATATGTAGATGAACTATTTCCAACACCATTAATTGTACCACCAATATTTAAATTACCGTCTAAATACAAATCTTTTGCAATATATGTACCACCATAAATGCTAAGTGATCCACCATGACCAGATACTGCATTATCAGTTGATCTTATCGTTACTCCACCTGATACTATAAGTGAGCCAGATGATGAACTAGTTGAATTATCTGTATTAAGGATTTTCAAATGTCCACCAATAAACGTATCTTCTTTAATACTTGTGCCTCCCAGAACTGTCAAACTACCACCAGAACCTATACCAATCGCATTGTTGGTACTGTTAATATGTGTGGAATTTAACTCGGTTGTATTTGACACACGTATTGAACCATTTATGTCCAATTCATAGTTTGGATTAGAAGTTCTTATCCCTACATTGCCATTCGTTGACAAAAAGAGTTGATTGTTATTATTATTTACCCTTAATACCAATGGCTGAATAACACCTGTTCCTTTATTAGAAGTCTGAATTGAATACATATTGTTTGACGAATAAATTGCAATCGATTCGGAATTTGTTGCATTTATATTACCAACATTGTACAATGACACATTAGTACCCGGTGTACCAGAATTTGTAAATTGAATAGTATTATTTGGTGAAGAAATAGTAAGATTATTTGTATTATTATTAATAGTCACTGTATTACCCGATGTATCTACGATGGAAATATTTTCACCTACAAAAATAGGAGATTTAAAGCTAGCACCTCCATTTACAGTTAAGGCACCACCTTGTGTTAAACCAACACTAGATGACGTATTATGTATAGATATACCTCCTAATGAAACAATAGAAGCAGATTGTGAACTAGTGCTTGGTATAGTTGAATTAAATGTAGTGATTCCATTTGGATTTAGCTCTATAGTATTATAATTATTAGATATAATCAAATCTCTATGATTACCTGTTCCAGAAGCATTCACGGATAAATCATATACACTATTTGTATTGTCCCATCCTAATCTTATATATTCACTATTTGATACATTATTTGGTAATCCTTTTGGAAAGATTTTAAGATAAATATCATCGTTTTGATCACCATTAGCCGTAAATAAATCAAATGAAAAATCTTTGGTAGATGTTTGGCTTTGTAAAGAAAAGGAATCATTACTACTACCACCACCAATGAAAGAATATTCTTGTTGTTTTCCCATAAATTTTACCTCATTCGTACCCTTTATTCTTAAGACTTCTGTTTGTGAAGATCCATTTGTACAGCTATAAAAAATAAAATCTTTTGTTGTATCGGATACATTTAGTAATAATGAACCTTGACTTGTACTTCCCAATCCTGTAAAATAATTTGTCTCTGATGGATTGTTATTATTTTGATACAACATTAATTTATTGCTTTTATTTGCATTATTTAGATCTATGGCAATAGTATCACCTGCCATTGTTTTTTTCTTTATACTCATACCTCCACCTATTGTTAAACATCCACCAGAAGTTATACTTTGAACATCAGTTGTATTGTGAATACTTAAACCACCTTCTAAAATAAGACATCCAGAAGATGAATTTGATGAAATAGTTGAATCAGTGATAGTCATTGTAGAATTTATAAAAAAATCGTTTGATGTAACTTCTATTATACCTGTTTGGGCATTTAAATATATATTACCGAGTGAATTTGTAATATTACAATCTATATTATTTGTATCTATTGAAACAACATTTGAATTAGCTGACGAATTGTATAAATTAAGAGGTTTATGAAGAGTAGTTTGTTCTTTTACATTTAAATTTGCATTCATGTATACATCACCTAACACACATACACCACCTCTAACTGATAATGCTCCACCTGAACTAAAATTTATGGCATTACTTGTACAATTTATACTAATACCACCATTTATAACAAGTGCTCCGTTACTTGTATTTGTAGAAGGTTGTGTTATATTCAATGTAAGGCGTGTATCAGTTAAATCTAAACGATTATTTGAACCATCTGGTGCAAAATAGATATGCTTATTCGTAGTACTATCTACAAAAACTCTATTTGACAATATACCATTGATAGCAAATGTACTAGACGGATTATCTAGTATTACATCACCACCCATAAATGTATTTTTTTTTATTCCCATACCACCGGCAATGGTAACAGCACCTCCTGATGTACTACTAACAGAATTGGCTGTACAATTAACACCTATACCACCTGATGTAACAATCGTTCCAGTAATGGCATCTGTACTTGGATTTGTGTAAGTTAAGCTAATAGAATTTTTTTGTATAATTAATGGATCATTGTCTTCTACTGTAATTGTTTTTAAACGTATATCAGCCATGTTATTATTCATTTATAAAAAAAGGAATGATAAATAACGTAAAAAAGAAACTTGTATATCTTAAGTTTAAAATGTTATTTTTTATTCTCTTATTATATTAAATACTATGAATTTAGATCGCCCCATATTAGTATATAGCAATTTTTGTGGTCATTCGAAGAAATTTATTGACTCAACGTTAAAGAACCCTGAATTATACAATGCTATGATTAGAATGAATATAGATGTAGATCCTCAAACAAAACAGCGCCCCATGTTATTTTATAAATTACAAGAATTTATAGGTAGATCTATTCAACGAGTACCGACTGTTGTAACAAAAAATGGGAAAGATTTGTTGGTTTTGTCTGATAAAGAAGCATTTAAATGGTTGGATTTTCACTTACAAGTAAAAAATGATGACTGTACAGCTTTTAATCCATTAGAAATGGTTAAATTTTCAGATGAATATGCCAATTTTAATTCTACGAAAATAACAGATTTAAATGATGCCAAAGAACAGTCTTTTAAGTTTTTAAAGGATAAATGTCTTGTACCAGATAATATTATTAATTCTAAGGGTCATGGTAATCAAGGTGTACCTCAAGAAAATTCTGATACTAATGTTAAACAACAAGTTACATATAAACAAACTGAAAGAGATAAAATGGATGCAAATTTAAAAAATATGGCACAAGGTTCAAATAAAAATTTAATTCCACAATCAGCGAATTCAACACATACAACTCAAAGAATACCGGGTATTATGCAAAGGCAACAAGTACAACAAAAAGGTCCATCTGGTATAGACTTTACGAATCCTAATTTTGGATTAGCAGGTAGATTAAATCAAAATACAAAGATAGACAAAACAAAAGATTTAGATATGAGATTACAGCAATTAATGAATGATAGAGAACGTTTATAATTAATTAATGTTAATTTTTTTATATATAGATAATAATAAAGAATGATATTATTATATATATTTGTGTTATTATGTGTGATATATAATATTGTGCCCTTGGTAGAAAACTATATTACTGTAGGGTATAATAATTTTACGGTATCTGATACAAAGATAACGACCTTATATGAAACGGACGTAGAAGAATTTAAAAAAAAATTGGATATTATAAATAATGAATTGATAAAAAATAATGTGCCCATGACAAGTACTAATAATTATATGAAATACAACACTGTTATAAATTTTCCTATAAATGATTATTTAAAAGAAATTGTACAAGAGTTTATAAAATCTAAATTTGAGGATAAAATTGTAATAAATGGTGAGTTATTTAATATTAATTATCTTGTAAATAAAACTACTATGAATGTTATATTTGATATTCGTATAGTAAATTTAAAAAGATTTTTTGCAACTACAATAAGAGTAAAAATGGAGATTATTGATTGCGATGATTTAATAAATTATATATTAAACAAAAGCAGTATTAAACCAAAATCATCTTATACCTCTAGAATTATGGCGATGAATATGGTTAACATGGAAAAGGAGGATGAGTTGTATGTTAAAGGAATAGATCAATTAAGTTCTGATACTTATTATAGAATAATGAATAAATTACATTTAACAAGTCCCTTTTATACATCTAGTAATACGGAAAATAATAATCCGTTTTAATTTAAAGATTAATTTAAATTAATGTTATAAGTGCGTATAAAAGTTCAAATAATATTTTAATAGAGTAATAATATATGCCAAATAAAAATTTGACATCCCTAATAGGGAGTGAGATAAATTCGTATACAATAACAAAATATATAAATTCGGGTGCATTTGGAGATGTATTTGAAGCAAGAGATAATAAAAATAATATAAATGTGGCATTAAAAATCCCAATTCAGACAGAAGAAAAAAATGGTCAAAAATGGTTATTAGAGGAAGCGAAAATTTATAAACATTTATTGCAAAAAAATGAAGACAATGAGGAACCCATTGGAATAACAAATGTAAAGATGATAAATTCTAAAAAATTAGATTTAAAAATTATGGTGATGGATTTATTGGGGCCATCTATAGAGTCTTTGATACAAAAACGTAAAAAATTTAGACTACCAAGCATCATTTTATTGGCAATACAAATGATAAAGATAGTAAGATTTCTGCATTTACGTGGATATGTTCATCGTGATTTAAAACCTGATAATTTTGTATTAGATTATGAAAATATGGATAAATTATATTGTATTGATTTTGGATTAGCAAAGAAATATGTGAATAATAAAAATAATCATGTAGAAATGACAACAAAACATAAATTTTGTGGTACCGCTAGATATGCAAGTATAAGTGCACATTTAGGTTATACACAATCTAGAAAGGATGATTTAGAGTCTATAGGGTACATATTAGTATATTTATTTAATGGTAAATTACCATGGCAACATATAAAACATAATGATAAAGAAAAAAAGTATCAAATGATTTTGAGAAAAAAACAAGATATATCAGAACAGGAATTGACGAAAGGTTTACCTAGAGAGTTTCTCGTATATTTTAAATATGTAAAAGAATTGGATTTTGATGAAAAACCACATTATACCTCATTGATTAATATGTTTGTTAAATTATACCAAACAAAGAAATATGACAATAATTATGAATGGAAAGAAGAATAATTAGAATTTCTTCGTATTGAATTAAAAAAACGGTATATAGATATTCAGAAAAAATATACAGATAAATTGAGTGAATGTGATATCATACGTAAAAAATACGATGACTTATTATCTGAATATTCAGAGAATACCATTATAACAAGTATGAATGATATGAAAAAAGAATATGAATATATTGAATCTCAATTAAAAAAGCTAAAAAATCTAAATACCAAATATTTCGATACAGTCAAGGCTGTAAAATTAATGATTGATACAATTATAAAAACTCTTTCTTCAAATAATGAGCTAGAGTATGAAAATAGTCATTTAACCATATTTATTTATCACTTAAAGTTAAAATTAAAATTTGTGACAGAGATATTAGAAAATATAAATGAAAGCCTATATGATTTATTTTAAAATATCATTCTGTGTACTGTTGATTAATAATCGTATTATACATATCATCATATTTGTTAGTTAGAATTTTCTTATCGTTATTTGTTATCTTCTTGATGCGTAATTTTGTTTTAATTTTATCTATTGTAGTATCACGATGTTTAGTAATCATATCATCTGTTAAATTTTTTTGTTTACTTACAAGTTTTATCAAGGAACATATAATTTCTTCGTTAATCATTTTTTCTGATTCTTTTGTAATAACAGATTTTAATGATCTTTTTGTAGACAAAGTAGAAGAAGATGAATCATTCGTAGTAGACGTAGACGTTAAATTATTTACTTCAGATGAAATATCTAAAAATTTGAATAAATTATTTTCATACACAATGTCATTCATTTTCTCTATAATTCCAAGTTGAATATTCCATTTAAAATCTTTATATTTTAATTTTTTTGCATCGTATGCTTCTGTAATACACTCATATAATTGTGTAACTAATGTGGATTCATCCAACTCATGATTATTGATAATTACTTTTACGTAATATACACTAAATGATTTAAAACGGCATAATTTTTCGTCGTGTGTAAGAGTACTCCATTTTTTAAAGTATTTACCTTCTTGTGTATATTGAGAGACATAAATATTATCGTCTTTATCGTTACTTTCTTTCTCATGTTCCAATATATATTCATTCAATTTGTCTGTTAAATTATCAGTAATTTTGGTGATGTATTTGTATTCATCTTTACTCTGTTGCAAGATATTTGTATATTCTATAATTGTATCTTTATATATAATTTCATTAAAATGTTCAATCATTTTATCGATTTGTATATCATTATCTATATTAATAGGAATAGGAATATTATATTTCAATGATACATATTCGTCCACATTAATACCACTTTCATTGACAATAGATGTTAAATTGGTTATAACTGTCTTGAATGTATCTTTAATTTTTTTATTCTTTATAGTAGTATTTATATATTCTTTTATCAATAAAATAGACTGCCTTAATAATTCTAAATGAGAAGATGATAAATATTTATCAAATAATTCTTGTATATATTCTTCAGTTTTCTTTTGTTTTTCCAACATCATTAAATAAGTGTGTTTATTAACAATACGATTAAACCAGTCAAAATACAATTGTCCCTTATCTGTTTGTTCCAATAACCAAGTATGTCTTTTAAAATGAATATTATGTGTGATATCCGAATCACTATTTGGTTCTTTTTCAGATAGTTTGATATAAATATATGGACAAATACCATATGCATCCACAATAGGTTTATGTAAAAAAAGAAATCCTGGGTAATTTTTAGAATCATAATTATGATAATGTTCTTTCAAGGCTTTAGACGTGAGATATTCAGACTGAGCCTTTTCTCTTGTCAATTTTAAATTATGCAATATTTCGTTTGCATTTGGTTTGTTTTTGATAGAATGGTATTTAAGAGAATCTGTTAATTTACACGCTTTACGATATTCCTTTTCAAGTTTAGATTGTTTTTTCTGTTTTTCTGTGATATCTTTTAGAGTCGTAATAACAGTATTTAATTCACTTAATTTAAATTCTTGCTGTTCTACATTTCCTTCTTGAAGGTCTTCTTGAATATTATTTTTTAATATTTCAACTTGTTTTTGTAATAGTTGTCTATTCATATAATTTAAAATATGTATTATTTTTAAATTCAATTTAATTTATGTTTATTTATCCATTTTTATTTCTTATATTATAATAACTACAAATGGATAATATATCAGACAAGTTGTTTATAAATTTGAGAAAACTTGGAAAGATTGAGAAAAATGGTAAGATTGCCCGTAGTTATGATGGTATTATATCACTAGAACCAAATACTTTTTTACAACCCTTTAAACGATTTTTATTTGGTGATTCTAGAAAACAATCTGTATTTGAAATAAACAGTGTAGTAAATGAAGCGATACATACATTACAAAATATCATTAATTCTAAATACATGCATCAAAATTTTGCAAATACAGATGAATATATAAAGAATTGTGAAAAAATGGGTCTATTGTTAAATGAATTTGATCAAGCTCGTTTTGGTATTGAAAACTTAAAATTTACCTATATGAATGATGCAAACATAGCTCCGCAATTAGATATAATAATTTTGAAAATAAAAAGTGTTATAAAGGATATGAATTACAAGTTAAAATATTTTCAAGCATTTTTACCCAAAAATTATACAATATTAAATGATTCAGAACATCATGAACCTATACGTTTTGATGAAGGAGAAGCTTCAGAATATACTAAAAATATAATTCAACTTGATGAGTGCGATGCATAGAATAATTTAAATTTTATATAAGGTTAATTTTTTTATAGGGTAATATTAAGTAATATGATAAAATTACCAAAGAATATAAATTATAAAAAATATGAAAGTACACAAGGGATGAGTACTAAATTATTTGGGCCAGGTACATGGATTTTCTTATTTTCTTCCATTATGGGTAGATTTCCTGTAAAGGTTGATCTACTAAATACAGAACATCAGACAATAGTTAATTCATTTAGACAGTTGTTTACTTCATTGGATAATTTATTACCGTGTATTTTTTGTAGAAATTCATTTTCACAATTCTTAAAGGAATTACCTATAGAACCATTTCTTATAGGACGTATAGAATTAATGTACTGGTTGTATTTAATGAAAGACAAGGTAAATAAAAAATTGATCAAGCAAGAAAAAGAATGTTACAAAACAGCTAAACAAAATTTAAAAAAACGCCTTGATCATAAAAAAATAACCAAGGATAAATACAAAAAATTATTAGAAACATTAAGGAAAAATACTTTTAAAACCGTACCGACGCCACCATTTAAAAAAATATTAGACTTTTATGAAGCACGAAGAGGAAAATGTAATAAACAAAAGAAAACATGTTAAATATACACAAGAGCCTTATTAGAATGGCATTTACCCAAATCTTCTCCATATGCACAATCAGCCAACTTGACTCCCGTACCAACAATATCTACCAATGCTCGATGGTTTATGTGGTTGAACTCTGCATATTCTCTCGCGGGTGGATCGTTCTTGACATCTGACAAAGTACGGCGAGCAAGGTAAGGCGCATCAAGAGTCGATATTTTAGGCTTGTAAAAAAATTTTATTTTCTGAGTTTCACTGAGTTTCACTGAGTTTCACTGAGTTTCACTGAGTTTCACTGAGTTTCACTGAGTTTCACTGAGTTTCACTTATTTTCACTGAGTTTCACTGAGTTTCACTGAGTTTCACTGAGTTTCACTGAGTTTCACTGAGTTTCACTGAGTTTCACTGAGTTTCACTGAGTTTCACTTATTTTCACTGAGTTTACTTTTCTTTTTTCCAAACAACAATTCATTTTAATAAACAATTATATCTTAGATACATTAATATAATTGTTTTTATAATAGCATGATGTTATTAGCAGAGTTTAATTAGACTCCTAATTCAAATTGGCGACGTTTAGCACCAGCTGGTTCTTCGTATGAACTTTGGAGGAAAGGTCCAAGATTTTGTTTAGGAATAGCTGGAGCAGATCTAAGGTCAAGATACGGTATCTTATTAGATTGTACTAACGTGTTAATGCCCATGTGATAACCTGATGTTAAGAAGTTTTGTTCTTGTAATAATTTAGATACAGGATTTTGCTTTGCAAAAGCGTTGGCATCATCATATTTAGGTAATAGATCAGCTGTAGTAAGTTGAGCTGCACTCGCAGATGGGGGGACGAATTCTGCAGGACTTTCTACTTGTTCATTTAAGGTAGATTGAACAACCGTAGGAGCTTGTACGACTTGAGAAGGTTTAACAACTTCTGTCTTTTCAGATACGGGTCTCAAAAAAGCTGGTAATTGAGTTTCATCTGCCTTAACGTTATCTAATTGTTCCTGTTTGTTATACAATGACATGAAAATATAAATTATACCTACAACAAGCACAATTTTTAAAAGGTCGTTAGATGTAAATTTAAATTGATGATCCATGTGAAACGTTTTATTATATATTAATAAAATAAATTTAAATTTTGTAATTAAATTTTATAAATGTTAAATTTTATAAATGTTAAATTTTATAAATGTTAAATTTTATAAATGTTAAATTTTATAAATGTTAAATTTTATAAATGTTAAATTTTTTATAAAGTATGTAGTTTAAAATCACAAATTATTTTATATTATTATAGTAAATTTAGCATATGGATTCAGATACATATGACGAAAATGAGTATGATGCACAAATTGATTCAGATGAAGAAGAATATGTAGACCCTATTGATAGATTTATTTCATGTGAATTAGATTATGTATTAGATGTATATCATGAAATATTAGATCGTTTTCCTTATATTGAAATAAAAAATACTGAATTTGTACAGCTTATCATGGATATTGTATTGGAAAATAAATATTCAAAAGTACGTCTTTATGAAGACAATATAAAAGTTGTATTAGATATAATAAATAATTATCTAAGACGTTTTAAAAAGTCATATTCCGAGGAACATGTAATCATTATTTAATACATTTACCATTTTTATCTTTTGTTTGACGTTTTGGCAATCCATGCAAAGTATTGATTGCCATTAAAAAAGTATCTGTCAAATCATCCGATTTTTTAGAGTTTAATAAAGTGGGCAACCATTTATTTTTTTGATCCGTATTGAATTTATTTTCTAAAAACCATATAGAATATTGAATACTGAGCCATTTTCTTTTAGCATAGGCTCCTTTTAATGTACATTCTAATGTAGGTCCGGTATAAGCTTTTAATTTTTGAGAGGCTCTGACGAAACGAATAGGTACATCTGTACCCATATACAATTCTACTAATTTACCGTATAACACGTGAGATATGAATTTCATTTTTTGATTTATTTTAGGTTGTAATTCTACTACGATATGTGTTAAATTTGTAAATATCTGTATATTTTCTTCATATATTGTTTTAATTTTTGTGATAAAAAGAGTAGCAATATCTTGTAACAAGAAGTCATTGACTAGTTTTTTTTTAATATGGTGTTCTTTTGATAATGTAATTGTAGAGCTTGGAAAGTGAGTTTTACATGAATAAACGTAGTCATTTTCGTGTTTATATTTGTATAAACATTTTCTATTACATATTTTTTTATTTTTTTGTATGGATGTACATGTTTTATCATCGTCTGGTTGTAAGATATTATATGTTTCCCATAAGTGTATTTTAAAAGTATTTAAAATAGTCTTGTCTTCGCATTCCATTACACACATGGCTAAATTTTTGATACCAACATCTATAGATAAAATCATCTTTAATTATTGTAAGTTCTAGATATAAAAGTTGTAATTTAAACTACACGTTTAATTTAATGGTCAGAATTGAAATTTATTTTATTAGCTTAAAAATAATAAAGATGGGACAAGATGATTTAAGAGAATTGTCATTGAAAAAGTTTAAATTAAAAGATATCGCACCAGCTTCAACTGTATTATTAATTGGTGCTAGAGGGTCTGGAAAGACGTTTTTATTACGTGATATTCTTTATGAAAATAAACAGATCCCTATGGGGTTAATATTTTCTGGAACAGAAGAAGCAAACCGATTTTTTGGAGATTTTTTTCCTGATACGTTTATTCATGGTGAATACAAGCCAGAATTAATTGAAAGTAGTATATTACAACAGAAAAAAAAGGTAAGTGAATGTAAAAAGTTGAATAAGGGTAATAATGGTTGTACACCTGATAATAGGTTTTTATGTGTATTGGATGATATGTTGTACGATGCTCAAAACTGGAAAAAAGAAAAAACCATGAAAAATATTTTCTTTAACGGTCGTCACTATAATATTTTTTTTATTCTTACCATGCAATATCCTCTAGGTATTCCCCCCGAATTAAGAGGAAATATTGACTATGTATTTATTTTTAATGAACCTAGTATCAAAAATCGTAAAAAAATATACGAAGACTACGTTGGTATGGTGTCTAGTATGGATCACTTCTCGAACATTCTCGACTCTTGTACGGAAAATTACGGGTGTTTAGTAGTAAAAAGAACAAGTAAGAGCACAAAGTTACAGGATCAAATCTTTTGGTATAAAGCTCGAGACCACCCCCCATTCAGAGTAGGTCATCCCAAGTTATGGAAATTTCATGAAATGAATTACAATGCTAAATATGAAGAACAGGAAGATATATTGAATGAACGTGTAGGAAAACTGAAGAAAAAGTACGATAAAACACGTAAGTTAAAAATTCTAGTTAACCGCCAGAATAATTCTATCGTTCAAGCACAAGAAATATCTGAATAAAAACCTGCTACTCCCTACGGAGAAGCATGTTAAAACAAATGGCGAAGCATAACATAACCGTGCTCCCTAAGGAGCAAGGTAAATTTGCAATTGAACAAATTTTATTAACTGTAGATAATGCGTTTTAATTTAAAATTAATATTCTTATAACGATATAAACCACTTACAACCTATGATCGAGGAAATTAAGCAAGATAATAATTGTATTATCAAAGCATTTGAAAACCACCCTTTTTATTATTTTAAGTGAACACAACAATAATAAAAAAGTATATTGTTTTAGGGCAAGTGATATAGGAAAGGCTTTAGATTTAACTAATATTCGTGTATCAATTCAAAATTATGATGATGATGAACAGGTCGTAAGGAAAGCTTACGACCTACGTGGTTGTGAACAAGATACAACATTTTTAACAAGTCAAGGCGTTTACAGGTTACTTTATAATTCTAAAAAACCAATAGCGAAAAAATTTCGTAGATGGGATTTGCATATAAAAAGAATGCAAAAAGAACGTTGGTAAATAATTTTCTAACAGATGTAGATTACAAATTAGTTTTGCTCCCTAGGGAGCAAAACCTCAAAAAGAAAAATCTGGGCGGAAGACCTGAAGAACAAATTTTATTAAATGTAGATACATTCAAAAATTTATATATAAGATTATTATATTTTGATTAAAAAGTAATTTAAAATTAATAAATTATATCAAAATATAAAAACATGAATCAACTTGTCATTCCTAGTAACATTGATTTTTCTCAACTTGTTCAAACTGGATCCACTTTGACTGTGAATTTCCAATCAAATTTAATTAAAAAACTTGAAGAAACCTTTACGG